TTAATAGAAAAATAAATCTATTGAAAAAGATTGTTCAAGGAATTAATCTTATGATAGAATTTTTAAGTTTTCTTGGTTCTTTTCAAATAGATGCCGCAACTTTAGAATTAGAAAATGTAAGAAGTGTATCATTTGTTGAACAATGTTTAAGAAACTCAGATAATTTTCCAAAACCATTCGGAATATCAACAGATGATGAAAAATTCTTTATAGCTAGTGTTGTTTTTGTAATGCCTATGCCTATATATGCTATTTTTAAGAAATTTGTTAAGGTCAGTGATAGGACAGCTCCTATACAGTTTACCCCTTCTACAGAACCGACCTTAGCGACAAGTAATTCATTATTGACAACACCTGGCGGAACAGGAACCACAGACACTACTGGAAATAATGGAGGAGTTACAATAGTTGTATAAGATACTATTATGGCCAATTTAATAGAGCAATTTAATAATCTTTCTGGTCCTGTTATAGACAGAACGGCTGGGTTCTTTAAAATAGGAAATCATATAGATTTAATAAAGGAAGGGATATTAAGACTAATATTTACAAGAAAGGGTACAAGAATGGGCAATTTAGATTATGGCACTACGATACCAGACTTGCCATTTACAGCAAATGGGGAAGCACTTTTAAATATAATCAATTTTGAAATATCAGAAGCACTGGCAAAATATGAACCAAGAGCACAATTGATAAGTGTGCAATTAGCTGATTTGAATAATGAGTATGTAAGATTTTTGATTACGTTTAGAGAAACAGTATCAAACACTACACAAGAATTACCTGTAGAGGCATCTTTTGTTTAATTATTTCAGCGTTTTTCTAACCATTTAAAAAGTTAAACTTTAGTGGCTAGCAATAATAAATTAATAACGACTCCTCTTGCAAGGATTGATTTAACCAAATTAGATTACAATGGTATTATAAATGAGATAAAGTCGGCAATAAAATCAAACCCAAAGTATAGCGCTAACATGACAAGCTACTTTGAAAGCGATGTAGCTGTCATGCTTATTGATTTATTTGCTCAAATTGCACATTTAAATAATCTTAGAATTGATTTTACTTCAAATGAATTATCATGGGTTAACGCAGAACAAGAAGATACGATATTAAAGTTTTTACCATTAATAGATTATAGACTTAAATCAGTGTTAGCGTCTGAAATACCACTGAATGCCACAGTTGTTGGTGAACCTGGTGGAGTTTCTAGCGTTCCAATAGTTATACCAGCAAGAACTCAATTAGCACCAGTTAACACTGTTGGTGGGCCAAGTTTAGCAGAAATTAATTTTAGTAAAACTGATTATACGAGTGCAATCGTGTTACCAGCAGGAATCGCTTCATACAATCTTATAGGATATGCTGGTGTCACAGAAAGAACTGATGTTCTGGTTCCAACTGGTTCAAATTTTACTTTTAAAATAAATAAAGAAAATATAGTAGATGATTCTATACAAATATTCTTCAATAAAAATGGAACATATGTACTGTTGACTAGAGTAGAAAGTTTTATGACACCACTTGAAGAAAATCCAACATATACTGTTAGATTTAATTTTAAAGGTGAAGCAACTATTATTTTTGGTAATAAATTTTTTGGTGGAGCATTTGATGGCGTTGTAGAAAGCGATCCATCAACACACCCAGAATTAGTTGTCTATTTTAGACGCCTTGCCGAAAGTAAAGGAACTCAAACAAACTATACACCATTAGCGATTTCTCAGAATCTTGAATTATTTGCACCAGTTCTTGGAAGAAATATAACATTAAATATTTTTAACTCCGAATTTGCAACTGGCGGAACAGACATTTTATCAATTGAAGAAGTAAGAAGAACTGCGCCATTAACTATTAGAACAGCAGATAAAGCAGTGACCAACGAGGATTGTGAATTATTCTTAAGAGAAAATTCATTAACAAAAGATGTTAAAGTTGTTACACCTATGGATGAACCGCAATTCAACATTCCTATTTTTTACGGTCATGTATTTGTCGCCGCTAACAGATCAAACTCTGCATTCATTTCAACAAAGCCAACTCCCGAAACTTTTGAACTGCCAGAACCTGCTCAGAATGAATTAGAGTCTGAATATACAATAAGATTTTTAACATCGTTAAACGAATATTATAATTTGAGAGGCATAGAATCGTCAGCAGTTCTAACGTCGTCTTCTGTTGAAAATCAATTCGTTATCATTAGTGGCACTAATGATAAAATGAAAATAATATCTGATACTGATGACCCAAACAATTTCTTTTATGTTTCATTAACCCCAGGTGCATTAACACCATTTGAAGTAGTGGATCAAATAAACGCTGCCGCAGGTTATAGGATCGCATATGTTAATGAGAGTAATTCAATAACCTTAAAGAGTAATGTACTTGGTAACTTAAGTTATATTCAATTATTACCAAATTTCGATGATTTAGAAGAGAATTCAGTTCTGGAAGAAACTTATTTAACACTTGGGTTTCAGGTAAATGATATAGCAACTGGAACAAATAATTCTTCTGAAGCACTAACACTATACAACATACTAAATTCAAAAAGAATTCTAGGTATAGATTTTCAATTCAGACAGTTAAAAATGATACCTTTTAATATTACTGGTAGAATTTATTATAATCAAACAGCAAATCCGACGAACGTGCTAAATGACATAAACTCAATCATAAACACCAATTATTCATATCAAGGTATGGATATAGGTAAACAGGTTAGAAAAAGTAATATATTAAGAACATTGATGAGTGTGGCTGGCGTTGACTATGTTGAATTAACAAATTTTGATACTGACATACTTCCTAATAAGGACGAAATATATTTTGTAGTTGATCCAGAAATTGTTAATGCTATACCTAATGCTTTCACTACATTAAAAAGCAATTTAACAAACACATTTGAATTAATTAGAAACACTACGGTATAAAATGGGCTTCTTAAAGGAACATAAAAATAGATACCTAACTGAGATTGATAACCAGTTATTAAGCGAAGACGATAAATTAGAAATATTTGTTGACAGCATATTCCAAATATTTGACACGCTGAACGAGAGAGGCCCAGATCAATTCTCACAATTAATAGATATTGAAACAATACCAGAAGAACTAATAAACCATTTGTCCGCTTTAGTTGGATGGAGACAAACAGATTATAATTACAATTATCTAACATTCAGAGATTTAGTAAAAAATATAGTAAGAATTTACAAAATCAAAGGAACTCCATTGTCATATGAGATTTTTTTCCGTGCTTTAGGTTATGAGGTAAAAATGCATGAGTTATGGTGGAATTCTCAAAGTGAACTCGTTAGGGATAAACCAGTAGGCGCACCTAATACCCTGTATCCAAATTATGTATTAAACAAATCAAATTTTGTAGAGTTTGAATTAGATTTAAGTTTTGTAAACGATCCTAACTTTCCAAATCCATTCGTTGGTGATAATCAAGAATTTTTAATGATAATGATAGATTATCTTAAATTCTTGAAGCCAGTACATATTCGCTACAAACCAATTTTATTAAACATTCCTAGGTTTGTTGAAAAACCAGTGTTTGTTGAGGTTATCACACCAGTCATCGTACTTGGTGATTTAATGAGACAATCAAATGGTATTAATTATGACGAGATCCCATTACCTGATGACAACTTCGCACTTTATGGTCTTGAACAAGAACAAGATGTTACAAACTTCTTTTATAATAATGCAATTAGGTACGGTAATAGTCTTATAAAAACAGCAATTTACGACGTGAATGAGTATCCAGTGTCAGTGTTAGAGAGAGAAGATGTTGTATATGGCGCTGGCGATTGTCCAATGCAAGAAGAATTTAATATAATAGTTGGGTTAACAAAGAAAGTAGCAGACGACCAGTTTGAATTGAGGTACAGTAACTATATTACATATAATGAAGTTGTTGAATACAATCCTATCGTTACTGAAATTAAGGATGAGTTTGATTACGATAGTCCAGAATATTCGTTTGGTCAGGGAAATCTATTTGAAAAACCATAAGAAAAATCAAAAAAAATGAAAGGTAATTATAACTAATGGACAGAAAAAGATACAACAGGGAAAGTGACGTAGCTAGCTACGATATATATAAACTACAAGATTTAAGAACAGATCACGATTACCTAAATGGTAAAGCAAGAGACATATGGACGGTTATATCCGACCCTCCTTATATTAAAGATGGTGGAACTGTAGCGATCGGTTCTAATCCATTGAGAGTTAATGTTTCTCCAGTCATTGCATTTGACGCTAATTTTAATGAAATAAATGCCACTGCATTAACAAATTATCCATTACTTGAATACACACCAAATGTTAATAATTACTTAACTGTAAAGTATAATACATTAGAAGACGTATCTTCATTAAGATCAGCATATAAAAATAATGCACTCTCATACAATGCATACAGAAATGATAGTTTTAGATATCAGTGGAAACTAGCCGCTCCTATAGAGCCGCAGATTACAGGAACCACTGTTCAAAATTATAATATAACAAAAGACGTAAATAACAAAATTCTATTTTCTACAAACGTATCGAACCCAGAATATGAAATCACACTTGCTACAAACGTAGCGTCTATAACGGGTGATGATATAGGGTCAGGTTCAGTTATTATTTATGATGGTGTAAACGATGCATTAAATTTTACATTAGATACATTTACATATAATCTTGATTTGACGGGTGTATCAAGCGGTCAGTTATTCACCTTGAGTGGCCTTGCGACCCAAATAAACACTCTTGCATTTGCACAAAATTTATTACTTGTTAACGATATTGCATTTGTAATTGACAATGAAAATAAAATTAGATTAACATCCCCAAGAGACGCAACCCCAATAGCTCAGAAAAAAGTTCTTATACTATCGGGTTCAGCTAATACATTATTAGGGTTTAGTGAAAATGACATTTCTGTTGAAACTCCTCAAAGAACAGCGCAAAATATTGTTGATGAAATTAATTTAGTGACATTTCCAGAGGTAACTGCGGCTGTAGTCGGTGGAAATAAAGTAAAATTACAGGCACAAGACCCTGCTGGGTACATCACATTATTAACAATTAATCATAGCGTTTACTCTACACTAGGTATGACATCAGGTACTGTTTATGGTGCTGAACAAATAGATTTTAACACAGACGTGATACTAACAACAGCTAAAATAAACACAAGTGGATCACTTGAACTTTCTACCATGAATAGAACTCATAGTATTAGAGTTGTAGATGGAAATGAAGGTTGGAAAGAAACATTTGAGTTTACATCTGGCTCTGGTGATGTAATTTATACAGAAACATTTACATTAGTTGATAACAGTTATGTTGTTGGCTCTAATGAGTTAGAAATTCATACTAACGGTAGATATTTACATATAGGTAGAGACTTTGATGAGGTTGGCTCTACAGGCACGCGTTCAGTTCAATTTACAGTTTTTGAAGTAAAGCAGAACGATGTTATTGAAGCAAGAATTCCAAGTTCTTCACCATCTAATTTTCCAACTAAAATAGTTAAAAGTGATGGTAATGTAGTTGTTTTAGGCTTTACAGAATTAAATTTTGCTCCAGAATTTACAGTAACACTTAATGGATTAGGTGGTGCTGATATTAGCGCAGGCTTTATAAGTGGCGCAGTTATGAACCACGCATTCAATCACGAATATGGTGGCTCTGACCCAATTAATGTAAATAATCTTCAAGGTCTGTTACTTAATCCGCAGAAAACTAATTTCCATGTTGATGGCGCTTTACTATATTCAAGGCCAGCTATTAATTTAACTGGAACTGGTTTTACTATACAGGATAATATTGCTTCTGGATTTGTTACAATTAATATTCCCGAAACACAACATACTAATATTGATGGAAACGCTATCATAAAATTAGGTTATACTGGTGGTGCTGTATTTGATTCTATAATAGTTCAGGGAACTGATACTCTTGATTTATGGCAGATAACAATAAATGATTTTGGCCAATTAGAAACAGAGTTACTGTTATCTGGAACTCCTTCTAATTATATAATAGAAGCAGAAAACAACTCGTTGTGGTTGTTGGATGTTGAAAATGTGTTTGGAAGTGGGGCAATAAAGACTAGTTTACAGGTATCCGGTACTCCATTACTATTCGCAATAAGAGCACCAAACACTAAAGCATACGGCATCAGAGTTGAAAATGATGGAACTTTATATGCGCTTGATCCGGTAACAGATTTTGAAATTCAAAGACCAGACGCTGAACCAGTGTACAGACTTGATTCAAATGGCATAGCTTATTTTAATATATTTGACTTTGATGCACCATCAGGTAGTATAGCAAGTCTTCCTCCAGCAAGTTTTGCTTCTGGCGGTATAGCTCTTCTTAACACTTCTGGTGTTCTCGACATGATGACATCAGATGGAACAGAATGGTATGAATTTTTTGGTGCCGCTAGAAAATTCGTTTACACACAAAATCTGCCATCAGCTACATGGAACTTCGCACATAATCTAAATACAAGCGATTATGTAGTTACAGTAAAAGATTTACTTGGCAATGTTGTAATACCAAACAATATCTTATGTAATTTTAATTCTACTGTTGTCAGTTTCACGCTTCCGACAACTGGAAAAGTAGTGATTATTGGTTAAACTAAAACGCATAATTTACGACTGTTTGTTTGTACAAAGTTAAGTTATTACTAGTTGTGTTTCCAATAAATAATATAAGCAATAGAGGTGCATTAGCGTGTTTATAGACGAACTGTCGATTTCCGGCGGTAACGTCCAGCTTACATCCGGTAGCATTGATTTTAACACATTTGTTAATTTCAACTCTGGCTCAAATATTGAGCAAAAATTGGATACGAGTGGTCAAATACTCGCATCTAGAGACGATTATTTACAATCACAGATAGATGTAATTGGAAACGTAAATGCTTATCAAATTTTAAGCGGAGCAGTAGTAGCGAGTGGTGAGTTACTACAATCTGGTATTGCCCAGGTAAATTCAGACTTGATTGCAAGTGGGCAATTATTGCAATCTGAACTCAATACGAGTGGTCAGATACTGTCAACAAGAGATACAGAGTTTCAACAGACCATTGATTATTTTAGTGGTGTTCTTTTTTATACAGGCGGAGTATCTGGGTTAGTCTATAATAATCCAAACCCATCAACAGTGGCTGTCGGTGGAATACCTGCTGGCAGCACATTTAATATGTTAACCGTCACGCAGATATTTGATATGTTATTCTACCCATATCAAAATCCAGCTTTTACTTCATTTAGTATTAATGGTCAATCAACTTCTATAGAGGTTGGAACAGCGATAGCATCTGGTCTTGTTACATTTAATTGGGCAACATCAAATTCAAGTAATGTTGCGACAAATTCTATTATAATAAAAGATGTAACTAGTGGAAATATAGTAATCGGAAGTGGCTTAGCTAACACAGGTTCGTCTTCACTTTCTTTACCATATTTGATTAATAAAACTACTAACACAAGTCACGTTTGGAATATCCAGGGAACAAACACTCATAGTAGTACATTCAATACAAACTTTACAGTAAACTGGCTTTGGAGATATTACTGGGGGTTTAGATCAGCAACTACGATAGATAGTTCTGGCACATTGGCGTTACAATCTTCAACATTAGCATCTTCTAGAGCTGGAAATTTTACATTACCAACAAACCCAGGAGGATTAAATTATATATACTTTGTTTATCCAAATAGTTTTGGTGCATTAACAAGTATATATGACAATACGAATGCATTTAATGTGACAGCAGACTTTACAAATTTAGGAACAATCTCAGTGACAAACACAAATTCAATAGTGAACACATATACGGTTTATCGTTCAATAAATGCTATTGGTGGTGGTTCTGGATTTAATTACACATTAACGTAGGTGAAATAAGAAATGCCACAAGTAATAAATACAGTAACTAAAACATCACAACTTGATAACTTTGCTGTTGTCAATGATACTGATTTAGGTGGTGGGTATCGTGTAGTTTCAGGATTAATTGATTTAAGTGGAATAGTCTCAAATCAATTGAAACCTGGTATGCTTGTTTATGTTCAAGCGACTAGCAGTTATTATCAACTTGCAAATAATTATTTATGGACTGACCTAGGATCATCTTTAAGCAACAGTGGCTCAGCTACAAATACTGAATTAGTTGCAAGTGGTCAGTTACTTCTATCACAAATAAATACAACCAATAATAATCTTGCGACGAGTGGTCAATTACTTATTGCTAGAGATAATGTAATTCAAACTCAAATAAATACTTTGAGTGGGAACATATCATCAAGCGGACAAATATTACAAGCACAAATAAATGCAACAAATTCTAGCTTGATAAGTAGTGTTGCTACGCTTTCTAGCAATCAGTCAGCACTACAGATACAAATAAATATTACAAGTGGTGTAGTAGTAAGTCATACAGCACAAATAGGAATACTTTCAGGTTCTTTAAATACAAGTGGACAAGTTTTACTTGGACAGATAACAACAACCAATAATAATCTTGCTACAAGTGGTCAATTGTTATTAACAAGAGATAATAATCTTCAAAATGAAATTGATATTTTAAGTGGTGTATTATACACAATTGATCCAAATGCACTTGCGACAAGTGGTCAGATATTGCTTGGGAGAGATGCTGTATTACAATCCCAAATAGATTTGGTAAGTGGATCAGTTAATACAAGTGGTCAATTGTTATTAACAAGAGATAATAATCTTCAAAATGAAATTGATATTTTAAGTGGGTTAATAAATTACGGCGGTAATCCTGCTTTACAAGCACAGATAGACACTCTATCTGGCAACATAAATACCAGTGGTCAAATACTTCTAGGACAAATAACTGTTGTCAACAGTAGTTTAATAAACAGTGGACAGTTACTACAATCACAGATAAACACGGTTTCTTCAAATCTTGGTTCAAGTGGTCAATTATTATTAGCTGGTGATGAATATATACAAGGGCAGGTAAATGCGTTAAATAATAGTCTAGTTTCAAGTATAAATTCACTTGTATCTGGTAACGTATACTTACAAAGTGAGATTGACATATTAAGTGGTGCAATAATTTTAAGCGGACAGATTTTGTCTTCTGTTGACGCATCGCTACAATCACAAATAAATACCACAAACAATAATCTAAACACAAGCGGACAGATACTAATTGGAAGAGATGTTAATCTACAAAGTGAAATTGATATTTTAAGTGGCTCACTTTATACAAGCGGGCAGACATTACAGTCACAAATAAATTATCTGACAGCGATAGACACCTCTTTACAAACTGAGATTGATATATTAAGCGGTCAGATAAACATGAATAATAATGTTTATCTACAACAACAAATAGATATATTATCTGGTAATTTAATAAACAGTGGACAGGTATTATCCGCTGTTGACGCATCACTACAATCACAAATAAATATTGTGAGTGGTATGATAGTTCCTGACGACGATACTTATCTGCAAGCACAGATTGATATACTATCGGGTAATCTAATTAACAGCGGCCAAATATTTTCTAGCCAAATAATTACTACCAATAATAATTTAGATACAAGCGGTCAGATACTTATTGGAAGAGATGTAATAATTCAAACACAAGTTGACGCTTTATCAGGCAATCTTGTAAATAGCGGTTTAGCACTTATTGCCAGAGATGTAATAATACAAACACAGGTTGACGCTATTAGTGGCAGTTTAGTTTCCAGTGTAGCTACATTAAGTTCAAATCAAGTTTATCTTCAAAATGAAATAGATTTACTAAGTGGGTACATAGTAAATATATCAGGAAGTGTATCTAGTAACAACTACGCTTCTGGAAATTTTGTAATTAACAGCGGTAATCTTATTATATCTGGAACTCCTGGTGTTAATGGAATTGTATTTGCAGATGGCAGTTTTCAATATACAGCTAACAACTCATCGTCTGGATCAGTTTTAGCATATTCTACATCTTTCACATCTGGATCATGGACTTTACTAGGTAATGATTATAAAATAGACCTAAATCATAACTTAAATTCTAATTTTACTATAGTGCAAATTATAGATAGTTCAAATGGAGATTTTATTGAATTAGAAAAAAGAAGAATTTCTCCAAATGTTGTAAGAATTTTAGTTCCAGACGCAGTGCCTGACCTCCGTTTTGATGGGGATGTTCTGATTACAGCTAAACCATAATTTTTTTAATATCTTTTGTCAATCTATCAAACTGACGTTTATACAAAATAAGTTAATGTCAAATAGTTTGTTATTTTTTTAAAACAAATTTGAGAAAGGTAAATATAAAACATGGCACATAGAATACAAGGAGACTTAAATGTCCAACGTCACATAGACGCGAGAAGTATATCGCTTATAGCTGACGGTCTTGTTGTCAGCGGTAACGCATTAAGTGTTACTGGCAACTCAGTAATAAATCAAAACGTAACTACTACTGGAACACCAACCTTTAGTACTGTTACATTAACAAGTCCAATCACAGCAGACTTACAAGCAGCTACAAAACAATACGTTGATAGCGTAGCGGCTGGATTAGACCCAAAAGAAAGTGTTTTAGTAGCGACAACTGGAGATATTGGTGGAACATATAACGCACTTATAAACGGCACTGGTGGATTTACTGGTGCACCTACAGTAATTGATGGTATTACTCTTACTGGTGGAAACAGAGTTCTTGTTAAAAACCAGGCTGACCCTAAACAAAACGGTATTTTCGTTACGTCTGGAGATGTAACGACGTGGTATCGTTCTCCAGATATGAATGGAACACCAGCCGCAGAAGTTTCTGCTGGTAACTTTACTTTCGTAGAAAGTGGTGCGATTAACACAGGTCATGGTTATGCTGTAATCGGAAGCGGTATCTTAACACTTAATACAGATAATATCATTTGGTCATTATTTTCTGATACAGGTGATTTTACAGCATCAAATGGTATTGCAAAAGTAGTTAGTGATTTCCAATTAGATTTAGGAACATTGAACACACAGTTAACAACTGCATCAACTTCCAATACGATTGCAATTGATGATGGTACTACAAAATACATTACAATTAACAATTTATTAAATTCACTGGATATTGTTAGAGCAACTGGCGCAAATGGTTTTATAACTAAAACTGCTGACGATACATACACAGAAAGAACGATCACTGGGACAACAAATTATATTGATGTTACAAACGGTGACGGTTCTGCTGGAAACCCAACGATAACTATTTCACCTACATATAGTGGCCAAACATCTATAACTACTCTTGGCACTGTAATTACAGGAACTTGGAATGGTTCAATAGTTGGTAATGCTTATGGTGGTACAGGTCTTAACACTTCAAGTGCAACAAATGGTCAATTACTAATTGGTAATGGAACTGGTTTCTCATTATCAACATTGACTGCTGGTTCTGGTATTGTTATCACAAACACTGCTGGTGGTATCACAATCAATTCAACAAGTGAAGTAACAGCAACTCTAGCAGGTTCAGGTTTAGTTTCTGACGGAACATTAAATGTTGGTGCTGGTTCTGGTATCATTGTAACAGCAGACACTGTAAGTGTTGACGCTTCAAATATAAACATAAATAGTTTTGGTGGAACACCACTCTTAGTATCTAGAGGTGGTACTGGTGCAACAACATTAACAAGTAATGGTGTTCTTTATGGTAATGGAACAAGTGCCATTCAAGCGACATCTGTAAGCACTAAAAATGGTTCAATTTTACACACAGTTAATGCTGGCGGTGCGCCTTCATTTACATCTAATATTTCATTAGATGATTTTGCAAGAACAATTTCCTTTACAAGTGGTAACGCTCAAATTGCTTCACTTGGAAACGCTTCTAGCTTTTTAAGAATTATTGCAGATGGTGACGGTCTGTCGTCAACTCCAGAATTAAGACTTTGGACAGCCGACAGTACCAATTCAACAACTGGTAATATAGAATTACGAACTGGAACTGCTGTAGGCGCATCGCAGGCTGGAAACATTCTGTTTAAAATAAATGGTTCTAACGAGATTGCAAGAGTTAAAACAAGTGGGTTTAACTTAACTGCTGGTAACACATACCAAATAAACAATGCATCTGTGTTAAGTGATACAACTCTTGGCTCAACAGTGGTAAGTTCTTCACTCACAAGTGTCGGAACATTAACTACTGGAACGTGGAACGCTTCTGTAATTGGAACGCAATACGGTGGCACAGGTTCTGGTATTCTTCCTTCAACAATTGCTGATGGTGATTTACTAATCGGTGATGATGCTGGTAACAGATTTGTAAAAACAACTATTACTGCTGGCTCTGGTATTACTGTTACAAATGGTCCAGGATCAATCACTCTTGCAGTAGACTTCTCTGCATCTGTAACTGCTGGTTCTGGTCTTGTTCAAACAGCAAACGTAATTGATGTTGCATCTGCTAATGGTGGTATCGTAGTAAACGCTGATAATATTGCTCTTACAACGGATGGCTCAACATTAACGATCACAAGTAACGGTATTAAAGTTGCTACGAATGGTATTACAAGTAATGAAATTGCAGCGAACGCTGTAACAGAAACACATCTTAATACATCTGTTGCTGGAAATGGTTTAACAGGTGGTGGTGGTTCTGCTCTAGCAGTAGGTGCTGGAACTGGTATTACAGTCGGAGCAGACACAGTAAGTGTTGACGTAGCGACATTAGCAGGTTCTGGTATCGTTTCAACAGGAAACGTATTTAGTGTAAATCCAGATAACTCAACAATTAAACTGGTTGGTGATACAGTTGCTCTAAAAAAATACACAGTTAATATTGATGTATCTGACTGGAATGACACTGGCGAATATGCATTCTACACAATCTCTGGAACTGTTCATGGTTATCAAGATTTTGCAACAGTTACAACTTATGCGGCTTATTCTGGTGGCGTTCCAATTATCGTTTGGGGTGATGCTCAGGAATATATTGAATTCCAAGTTGATAGAATTAGATATGTAGCAAACACAAATGATATTGAATTACGTGTAGTATCTGATGGCGTAACAGATGCAAGATTTGCTGGTAGGATTGTAGTTGGTTAATAAACAATCAACCTAAATTTTAAAAGGCTCGTAGAAATACGAGCCTTTTTTATTGTAAAAAATGGATTAGTAATAAGATAATAATACTAAATGAAGACAGTAGGTAATAAACAAGTCCAGGGGCCAGTAGAATTATTAGATCAGTCTACTGTATCACAACCTTCTGATGGTTACGGGCGATTATATAAAAAGCCAGGAGATTTGGGGCTTTATTGGAAAGCTGATAGTATTGGTGCGGAAGTAAACTTAACAACTGCTGGAACGTCTGCTGAGAGAATATCAATTCCAGTATCACAAACACTTCATGGGTTTGTCGCAGGAAACGCAGTTTATTTATCAGGTTCATCATTTTTAAAAGCAATTGCAAATGATTTAGAAAGTGTAGCAGACGGAATAGTTTATGCTGTTGGCGACGTTAATAATTTTACATATGTTCCTGCTGGGTCAATCACTTTAACAGCTTCAGAGTGGAGTGGAGTGGTTGGAACTTCTGGAATGACTGTCGGAACTCATTATTTTTTAAGTAGCACTGATGCTGGGAAATATACGACCACAGAACCTGGTATTTCACAAAGACTACTTGTTGCGAAATCAGCTAATACAGCATTTTTGATAAATGATGTAAGTACTTTAGTAAATAGAAATGTTGTGATTCCAGCAAATTCGTCTGGAAGTATTATGTCTGTGTATGGAAGTCAGTTGTCTGGTAAATATGAATTGTTTGATAGGAACGACGCTCTTCTTGAGGCAACAATTTTTTATAATGGAACTGACTTAAGAGTTCAAAGTTTTGATAGTAGAATTACGATTACACCAAACACAAGTGGAACTTTAAATATTTATTTGAGTGGTTTAATATATATACAAAACAAAACGGCTTCTGATCTTGATTTAACCATTTACAGAAAAGCAATTTAGTCAAAATTACCAGCAATTTCCTAAATGGAATAAAGGTAATACCATAAATGGAAGTACGCAGTAATATTAGTATTGATGGATATATTGAAATTCAAGACAATCCATCTGGTGTTGTTCCTCCTGTAGCCGGTAGTGGTAAACTCTATAAAAAAGTAGGAGACAGTTCCCTTTTCTGGAGAGGAGACATTTATAGTGAAGAACTTAATGTAACTTCACCGTCAGGTTCTGTATTTGCGTATGTAACAAGAACTGTTTTAACATTAGGTAGCGGAATTCCACAAAGTCTTGGTGATGTATCTGGTAAATACACATTTTATAAAAGCAATAACCCAAAAATTTATAGCAGTGTTGTCTTCACATCTGGCGACACAGATATTTTTATTGACGTTCCTTATTATGACACTTTATTCTCATCAGTAAGTGGAAATATCGGTACGGTAAATATATTCTCAGAAGGCACTAATTTGTATATTCAAAACAATTATACGTCAGGTATAATCTTTAATTATTACAGGGAAATATAAGAATGGCAATCAACAAGAAAAGAGTAGGTGAATGGTTAATTACACAAGAAGAGATTTCTATATCTCAGGATAACCCATATCTTGATCTAACAAGTGATAGACAGGTTTTAAGTGCAACTAATTTTCCTGATCTAGTACCATATCATAGAAATCAGAAATATAAATTCGGTGGCGTTTCTCAATCTGACATTATCGACGTAGTTTATTACCCAGGTGAAGCACACCTTATCCTATCTGAAGATGAATTCTCTACAAAATTGATTAGAGATATTTATGAAGATCAGCAGTACCATTATACATATGAGGGTGGCAATGCAGATACTTGGAATAGAAGTATAACTCTCACAAATGATTTAAAACTCAATGGAACAACAATGGTGCCTGCTGGGGAGTATAAAATCAAGAGAGCAGAATTCACTTCAACATTTCTTGCAACTAATGATATTAACGCGGTACATTCCGGAGTTGCGTTACAAATAGAATTTAAAGAAGGTGGAGTTGAAGCGACAGGTACTTTTGATATAGTAAATTCTTCACATAATGCAAATAGAGTTTATAGAGCACTTAATGCAACAAACTGGGCTACTGTTAATAGCAGTCAAAATCCAGGATACATGGCATGGACGACTAATAATCAAGCGGACAATCATCTTGTAGCAGTAAGTTCTCAGGATTATAAATTTGGAACTGGCGACTTTACTATAGATGCAATTGTAAAAGGTTATAATAGTGTCTACGCTGGATCAAATTGGTTTTTAGAAAAATCAGAACCGGATGAAAGAAGACAAATTCGTAACACATATTCTACATCAACTATGAGAAATTCTCCTATTATATTAGGAGATAAATTATACATTGGGTTTACTGATGGCACATTAATTGAATTTGATGCAAATACATTAGCTCGCTTAAGAGGTACAACACTTGCTGGTGGAACAAATGGTGTTCAGGGAATGGCATATGACGGCACATACATATGGATTGCAGATTATGATAATAATAGAGTTAGGAAAATAGACGTTGACGTTAATCATAATGCTGGTGTTATGACATCATCTGGTGATATCAGTTCTACAATTTCTAATCCATATGCTTTATTATATCTATCTGGTTTTCTTTATGTAGTTAATTCGTCTGCGAATACTGTTTCTAGGGTTGATGTATTAAATAATACGGTAAGTGGCACAGCATCTGTCGGAACAACACCGATGGGTATTATATATGACGAAAATAATTTTATATGGGTGTCAAATTTTGGCACTAACACAGTGTCATATATAGATGTCACTAATTTCACAGCGTCTGGAACGGTTACTGTTGGTTCAGCACCTGCTGGTATGGAATATCATAGTGGATACATATATGTTTGTAACTATAACTCAAACACACTTTCAAAAATTGATATTGCAACAAAAACAGTAGTGACCACTTTCAGTGAAAGTTACAACCCATTAACAAATCCATATTTTGTGTCAAAAACACCAGAGAATACTTTACTGATAACTGAATACGGAAGAAGTGCAATAAGAGTTTTTGATTTAGAAAAACAAGTTTTAAGTAGAGTTTTTAGTAACTACTCCACTAATCTATCTAGTTCTTTAATGCCTCCGTTAGTTGTAAGTGGCTCAGCAATATTAACAAATGCCGGTAACTCTACAATAGCAAAAATGCCTTATTCTACAATGTGGAATACATTTAGTTGGAGAAGATCGGATACTACTCGTCGTGCTGGTTTTGGTACTTATTTAAGTGGGAAGGTTTACATACCTGATACAGTAAATAACCAAGTAGTTGTTCTTAATACGAACACAGGATTATTTGAAAATGAAATTAATCTTGGTGGTGGAAGTACTGGTTCTAGAACAGCAATTAATGTCAGTGGGTTCATATTTGTTGCAACAGATACAAGTATAGTAAAAATCAATCCTGCTACAAGTGGAATAGTTGGGTATTACTCTGGCGGCGTAAACCATAGAGGTCTTGTTTATGATAATAATGGTTATATTTGGACTAATAATGTTACGAATAGTAGTTTACACAAAGTAGATGTAAATACATTAAGTGGAACTATTTATTCAAGTGTATTTTCAACATCTGCACATGCCACTGGCAGTATGTGTATATTGAGTGGGTATTTGTTCACAATTGATGCTAATAACTATTTGTATCGTCTAAATTTGTCAGACCCAACAATAAACAATGCGAGACTTAATTCTTACTATACTGTTTCTTGTGATGATAATTATGTTTATGCAGTTAGGGTGTCAAGTGTAATAGAAAAATTTGATCCATTAATGGATGATTGGGTTAACGCAAGTTGTGTTGATAGGATTTCTCCTTGTCAAGATATTGGATACATTTTGACAAGAGATACAGTTAATAATACCGGATTTTGGTTGGGGACAAATCAAACAGATAATAATACGTTAATGTATATTGATGGATACGCGCAATGGACATTTCCAATAAGTACTTATACTTCATTTAATATAGGTGGGGAAGGGACATATACTTATGTCATTCCTGGAGATAGTAAACATTCTTATGCAGTAAACTGGGGACTTGGTTCAAGTGCAACAGGCATAAACATAATCAGATTAAAATCTGGTCCAAAAACCGATTATGGAATGTTCTTACATTACGAGGATGTGTCAAGTCCGGTTAGGTATCTGATCGGCTACTATGGAGGCCCAGGAAAAGTATTACTAAATAATAACACAATATTTAATCAAGATACAACGCTAAATAGACCTGATGGTGGCGATACCACAACTTATAATTACTTTACTAGAATTTCAAGAAAAAACAGTAAATTAGGTATGTGGCTATGGGGGCAATATGATAACACTAATCGTTTTTGGGGTAATTTTTTAAAATTACAGAATTTAATTGATGACACAAAAAATTATAATTCAAATTATGATATTTACATTGGTGGTAATCAACTTACTAATAATGCGACTGGTCCACATTCATTAATGAGATACCTTTCAATAACAAAAGGTAAGGCATTATCATTTGGCCAGAGTGAATATGCAATTGAACCAAGAATAGTTATAAATTATTCCAATGCATTGAAAATCAATGGGAATGATACTACTATTATGATTAATGGCAAAGGTGATAGAAGTAAAAATATTGCAAGAGCATTGAATATATCAACTACTGCATCTCAGACTTATATAAATAAAACTCCTGGTCAAACGAATAGTTCTATAAAAGGAAACAATGGCGACAATCAGTACGCACAGTTTGGCGTTGGTAATTTATTAAATTTCGGAACAAGTGATTTTACAATTCAAATGTGGTTCAAAATATACTTTGAGAATACTGGGCATTTAATAGCGAATAGCGATAATGCTGGAACACTCGCATGGAAATTGAAGTATAATTATAGTGTTCCAAGTGGATATAATAGATATAAAAATACTTTAGAGTGGTCTGGGCAATCATACACTTTAACAAGTGATGATCTGTATAATAGACTAAGACTTGGAAAATGGAACCACGTTGGTATTTCTAGAAGTGGTACAGTTTTAAATGTTTATCTTAACGGAGAAAGAGTTATAACTGGGACAGATACAGATAACTACAATTCTGGATTGCCTTATTTATTTGTAGGTAAAGACAGAGCGTCAAGTGGTACAGGTGTCGCTGCTTATTATGATGAAGTTAGAATTGATAGTGGCGTTGCGTTGTTTAGTGGTAGCGGACCTATAACTTATCAAACAAGAGGAGAAATAGAATTTTATCCAAAAAGAGTTGCAAATCAATCTAACGTGTCAATCCATTATCCGATAAGCGACACGTATCTAGCAATCAACGGCGAGAATTCAGCAACCGGTTTAAGAAGTAGAGCAAATGTTGGAAGGCACAGAGAGTTGAATTACAGTGGTATAGGCGATGACAGTACGATAATCGCTATGGATGCTGGTGGTACATATGGTTTTAATACTCAGGGTCGTCCATTAAACCAAGGGAAGACAAATGAATTTTCAAATCCAGCGATTACTATAAATAAGCCTAAAACTACTGGTGTAAAAATATACGAATGGGTAGGAAGGTATAAACCATGAGCGGCGAATTAATGATTTATATACACGATAATAATCTAAATGTAATGAACATGTTACCAGCATCACTCGCTGGTAGTGTCAATATTGAGATAGACAGACAAAACTCTAATAATCCATCCGAGAAAAAATATTACATAGTTGCTACAGAATTTCCACCAGAAGGTAAAAAATTCGTTGATGGACAGTGGGTTGAAATGTCAATGCAAGAAAAAGTTGATGCTGGTATTTTTTCACTGTCAACTTATAAACAAAATGCTGATTACAGAATAGAGACAGAGGCAAGAGCTTATATGGATAAAGTAACAACCCCTGCTGGAAAAAGAGTTTCAGTGTATGACTGTTTAATGGTTTTATTTACAATGCATTACAGTTCCGTTCCAGATAATGATCCTGATAAACAATTAAGAGCAAGTCAAGGTTTATTTGTATCACCTTCATTGATTTCAGGAATGATTGACAAAATAGCTCAGATAAACGCTGGAGTTTACTATGCAAAACAAGCTATAGCAAATTCTTCTGGGGTTATTCAGATAGATAACATAAAATTTGAGCATTACATTTAATCCTCTTTTAAGTTAATAATACAATGTCTAATGAAGTAAGAGGCGATCAACGAATAGATAGAAATCTAATCGTTGGTGGATTTTTTGAAATTGAAGAAGAGCAGATAGTTTCTGCCCCATCTTCTAACAGACTTCGTATTCATAAAAAAACGGGTGACGATAATTTATATCTGATAAGCAGTTCAGGTAGTGTTTTTCCATTAGTGTCAAATCTATCATCAACTAGTTCAAGTGGTATTTTACTTATATCTAAAGGCGGCACAGGACTTTCAACAACGCCATCAAATGGGCAATTATTGATAGGTAACGGAACAGGGTATTCTTTAGCAACTTTAACTGAAGGAACTGGTGTCACAATTGTAAATAGTGCTGGGGCAATCACAATAAGTAGTACAGGCGGCGGTTCTGGGTCAGGTTCTGCTTATGTAGGTACACCAAAAAGAATTTCTGCTGTTGATTTTGGTAACACTTTTACTGTTATAGGCGACACGACTTCTGGGTCTGCGACAGTAAGTAATCTGACATCTACATCTCGTATATTACCTGGCATGACAATAAGCGGCACTGGGATAGTTTCTGGTACAACTATATCATCAATAACATCGTCTACTGCTATAGTGCTTAGTCAATCTGCAAGTAGCACAGCATCTTCAACTACATTTACTTTCAATGCGGCAGTTGACACTTCAATAAAACTTTATATAACGCCAACATCAACGTATAATCAAGCTAGTAGGCTTACCGTTTCAAATAGAAATGCGAATTCTGCTTATGTATCAATAGGGCATGGTGGTACATCTGTTTCAAATTACATTGTGTATAATATGCTTACTTTACCAAATGAAACGAAGCAACTTACTTTACCAGGGTTACAACCAGCAGATACTTTAGAAGTAATGTCTGATACAAGTGATGTAAATTTTATTTTTACTGGACTAGAAGGAACGACTTCAATACCACAAAAAAAATTAGCAAGTCTATACATAGACGGTTCTACATATTTAGTTAATACAAATTATGTGATGTATATATCATCTGGAGCAATTTCTACAAATCTTATAGTATGTAACGAATCAAGTTCTTCATCAAGTAATGTTAGAATTGCAATTATAAACGGAAATTCAGTTACAGTTGGAAGTGGAATTGTTGAAGGCAACAATTCATTTTATAAAAGTGATTATATTATTTTTGATGATACACTATTACAAAACGAAACAAAGATATATGAAGGAGAGAATTCTCTTGTTGGATTCGTGGATATGTCTACGAATCAAAGTGTAGTTGTTAGGGCAAGTAGCGTTGGAACTAACTTCATTCTCTGGAGAGCACAATAATGGGTATCACATCAAGTAAACAGGATATAAATTTAGCAAAGAAAAGTTACATCCATGCTTATATGGTTGGAACCCAAACAACCAATGTTGGCAATGGTGACCATATTAAATGGGATACATTAGGCACACAGTTCGGTAGTGATGTAACCCTTGATTTAGCAACTACTTATACTTCGAGTGCTAACGTAGCATCAATAGGGAGATTTACCCTTAAGGCTGGAAAGACTTACAAATTATACACAAGCCTCAGACTCCGCGCTTCATCAAGCACAGCGATAGCAATTAAATGGTATGATGCTACAAATTCAAGTACAATAGGAAGAGGGCTTGGCTGGGACACTGTTCAGGAATCTTACGACTATAGTAGTGCCACTGCTCTTACTGCTTTTATCACACCAGTTGTTGATACATTTGTTGAAGTCAGGTTTGACGATGGTAATGTTGCAGATGTTGTTGCTGGCAGTCATGCTGTCATAGAAACTGTTGATTCTACAATCTCAATTTCTCCGACTTACGAATCTGCGATTGGCGATTGGACTTCTTATAGTTTAACAATCGGGTCAACCGGAACTGCTCCAGACGAAGGCGGTGGAACAAAATACAAAAGAGCAATGTGGCGTAGAGTTGGCGATTCTATGGAAATTTTATTTGAATACAGACAGTCAACTGGAGGCTCTGCTGGTACTGGGACTTATCTATGGCCAATCCCACCAGGGTATCAAATTGATACAAGTAAAATCACAACTTCATCCTCAACTGGTTTAACACACTTTGGTTTATGTGGACATGGATGGGTTAACGATAATGGTGGTGGAATGTATCCAGTTGCATCTGTAGCATACGACACAACTAATATCAAACTTATTAGTACTGATTATAGTTATTCTGGTTATGAAATCGGTTCTACATTTGAGACATTTGCGAACACAGATTATCGTGTATTTTTCTTGGCTAAGGTTCCAATTGTTGGCTGGAATAGAGATTTAGTATTTGCTGACTCAAGAGTTGAATATGGATCAAATACTTCGACAAATGACGGAGATGATACAACTACGTTTTCTCTTGAAACCTATGGAGCAGTCATTCCTGCTGTAACTTCTCTTTATAAGAAGAGAGTACAGTTTGCTTATCCTATAACTCAAACAGATGAAATCGAAATTCAGGCAGACTGGGATGGTCAAGGAATCTGGAATCTCTGGGAAGATCAAGGATACGATAACGTTGAAGGAAAGTTTGGTCCTACCTGGGAGTATGTTTCAGGATCAAAGTATCAGATTGACGTGTGGATGCGTGGTAATCAGCATGCTAGATTTCAGAACTCTACTGCAAACTTCCGCTCTTACACCCAGGAGAACTCTGCTGGATCACGCTGGAGAGTTAGAAAGACAGCAAATCCTCTCGCAGTTGAAACACCAGGAGTTGTCAGTGCAATAGGCGACTGGACACAATATACTCCAACTTTCACAGGTTTGGGAACAGTTTCTGATGTTTATTTCTTCTGGAGACGAGTTGGCGACCTTCTTCAAATTCGTGGGTCTGTCGTGCCTGGAACGGTTACTGGTAGTGCGCCTACTTTTACATTGCCGCCAGGCTTAGCAATAGATACATCAAAAATTAAAAATGTAGCATTTAAAGAACACTTTGGTGCGTGGGGGCCGTTGACATCTGCAAGCTCAGCAATTGTTTCTAATATTATCTCTTGTACGTTCAATGGTGACCCAACTGTATTGCAATGGGTGTATGCTTCAGCTTCAGATACATTAACTAACAGCCCAGGTTCAACGGTGTTCAACTCTTCAAGACCTATTGTTACACTTGGATTAGTAGAAGTTCCTATTGTAAATTGGTCTTCCAATATAATAATACAAGATTCTAAAGTTGAGTATGTTTATAACTCATCAACATCTGATGGCAATGATGCCTCAGCTTACGCTACAGGTGCTTCTGGTGGTACTGTTCCATCCGTCACTTCAGATTATTATAAAGAAGTTCAATTGTCTAAAGTTTTTAATCACGTTAGATTGGAATTTAAAGAGTCGTCTGGTGACTGGATTGAAGTAGGAAGTTCTCCTTTCGCAAGACAAGAGCATTTTGGAACAACCAGATATGGTGCTCTATTAATACGTCAAAGTGATACACTATATCGTGTATATTTTTTAAGAGCAGGTTACGCAAGTGCTTCTAGTGGTGCCGCAGTTACATGGGCTACTGCCGCAAGCGCAGGTGTTAAATGGAGAGTTGTCGGTTCCGACAATCCCCTTTCTGTAGAATCGGCGGTAGTGACAGGCAGCAGTTATGCCATTCTGGATACATTATCCGGTGTATCAAACTGGGGTAGTACAAACACAAAAATACCTAGGTTTCAAAATGTTTCTGTTGTCGGTTCAGACCTTGTTACAACTCAGTCCGCCACCGATGGAGATAGCATTACAATTAGCACAACAGGCGGTTACAGTGTAGAAGCATGTACTCAATATGATGGTGGCGCCGCAAACTATGACGTAATTGTTAAAAATGGGTCACAATTATCTACGGACCCAGCGGGTAACAACATAACCGGAACTTTAGTGCGATGTGTAGGTCCGGCTGGAGGTGCCAGTGTATTATCTCGAATTGTGCCATTAACTGCCGGTGACGTAATTCGTTTACAGGGCAGAGGTTCTAATGCAAACTATTCATCTGTTTGGTATTTTCAAATAACGAGGCTATGGTAATAACATGATTACATCATCAACATCAAGACAAGCATTAATTGCTACAAAGAGTCTGTTACTAGTAAAAATGTCAGCAAATCAGACAACTGGATTTTCAGATGGCGATCCTGTAAAATTTAATACAGTAGATACATCAAACGGTTCAGATATCTCATTAAATACTTCAACATGGATATTCACATTAAAAGCAGGGAAAACATATAGTCTTGAGTCAGGTGTGAGAATTCAAGGTAGCGCCGCTATTTTTGGTTATCAGTGGTATAATATCACTAATTCTACATTTATTGGAACAATTGGGTTCAGTCAGACAGCAGATAGTTCTAACAATTCAGAGCAACAGACAGCTAAAGCGTACATTACACCTTCCACAGACATCACAGTTAAATTATATATTATAGGGAGTTTGGTGTCTAATATCTCTGCTGTAGATTACAGATTCTCTTACGCACAAATTGAAGCAGTTGAACAAGTAATACCAGTTGGGGTCGGGGTGTCAGCATCCAGAATACGAAGAAGAGGCGGCACGACTCGCGGTTCATCTAATACAAATGTTATTATTTATGCGACCGCTGAAGAATTAAATGGCACTAGCTTAACATACTCAAACGACGCCACAAACGGCGATTCGTTTATTGTAAACACGTCTGGGGTATATGCAGTTTCACTCACAGCAGAATCTACAACAAATGATGGAACATTAATTATATGCGTAGGATCAACTATTGTGAACAGTCCAGTTGGTACTTCTAGCTTGCGAACTTTTCTAGATGTTTCTGGTAATAGATGCTCTATTGCTTGGACTGGATATGTAGAAGCTGGTCAAAAAATCTGGGCGGCTTTCAGTACCACTACATTAAACAGTAACTCATACGATAATCAAATATCAATCGCAGGACCATTATGAAAAGAGAAGACAAATTATCAACAGCGATAAATTCAATTTACTCAGGAATGGCTATATGGTATGGCAATTCAATTGAAACTTTATATTGGGATGCTTCAAACTCAATGCCAAAACCAACTCAAGAACAAATTGACACTGAGTGGGAAAGCATTTTATTATTTGATGAGAAAACACAGACAATACAAAAAGTAAAACAAAAATATTATGAAGTTATCACTTCGCCATTTTTATGGACAGACGGCAATACTTACCAGTATGATGAAGAAGCAAGAATGAATATAGGCGATGCTATGACAGTAATTTCTGTAACAAGCCCAAGTGAATGGAAGTGGTTTGATATAACTAATGTTCAAAGAATTTTTACAGTTAATGATTTTAAATCAATGGTTGCATCAATGTGGGATAGAGAACAAAGTGCTTACGAAACCATGCAATTGAAAAAATCAGGCATTCTAGAATTAACTACTATGAGTGGTGTTCTAGCTTATGACATTAATTCTGGCTGGTAATCACAATAGAATTTCATTTATTGAAAATTTTATATCATTGTTAAATTCGTGGTATATAACTCTCGTCATACCAGATTGTTTTATGAATGGCATACACGATTCGCAAGGCTTTGATGAGATTGATAGATTTGGCTGTATTGAGTGAGATAGTGATACTACGCAAAGAGTGTAATTAGATATATCTTTGTCAAACATATTCACAAATTTGTTGATTGCGTCAACTTCTGCGTGTTTAGTAATGACAACATTTGTCTTAGTTTGTATTGTTGACGGATGTGATTTAGTATATGAATTTACACCATATACTAAAATTCTATTTCCTTTTGAAATAGAGGCAACCACAACCCTTGAATTACTTTCAAAATAGTTTGACTTTAATCTTCTCGCTCTACTGAGCGTTCTGTTGAATATGTTTACGTCTCTTGTCGTAATCATACAAGTTCTTCTTTTTTAACTTCTATAGGATTTAGAAGAAGCGCATATCTTTCCAAATCCCTTTTTTCAAGTTCGTCAGTGAAATCAATTAAGAAATCGTCTAACGTATAACCAACGCTTGCTCCATATTCTTTATATCTGTTAGAAGAATATAAAATCACAAATCTCATAGTTCTAGTTTCGTCAGCAGAAATTGCATTAATCTGCTCCATCAATAACATTACATTGTCTTGATCCAGCATTTTAATGTTTATTACACAAGTATTTGAAAATGGGTTAACTGCTACATTGTAGAGTTTATCATATCTTATACTTTCTAGTATTGCTTTTTTTGTTGTATCCATCATATGTTTAATGCCACCATGTATTTTAACAAGCCTTTTTGTTCAAGTTCCTCGTATAGCATTTTTACAAAATGCTCTGAACTCCTATTGTTATAATCGTCAACATCATTGTAATCTCTAATATAAAATTCCTCGTATTTTTCAGAGTTAGAGCGAGCAACTATAATTCTTAAAAAATCAGTTTTATCAACATTCTTTTCATTTATCTTCATTATTACATCTAATACATTATTCTCGTTAACTCTATCTAAAATAATACCAATGCAAAATATGCGTTCGTCACCTTCAACAGTTACGCATTTCATCACTTTGCCTTCTTCTTTTAAATCATTTAAGATATCCCAATAACTGATTGACGCATTTCCTTCATCAACATATTCCCAACCATAATTATCGTATAACATTTCATCAATATCGTATGGAATCGAATTACCATTTTCATCCAAATTTTGCTCAATCTTGGCAATTTTACTATTATCCATACCACTATATTTTAACGGTTTCTATACAAAAAATCAAGTATTTTTTTAAGTTAAATAGGAAATGTTACTAAATGAAAGAAGATTTATAGACACGGAACAACTAGCAAGGCATTTATACGCACATTTAATGCGTCTTCCAGAGATGCACATAAGGGAATTTTCTCACATCCGTCCATTTCGTCAGTGGCCTGATTTGTATGACGAATTCTATGAAATCGCCTCTCAACATAAATTAAAAGACGAATCAAGATTTAATGAAAAAATGAAGAAGATGAAAGGTGAATTTATAATAAGATATTCACCGCATTATTATTCAGATGATAAAAAAGTTTACGGTGTAATTGCTTCTATTACAGATTTTCAAATTACTTTACATAAAGCATTTTTTAAAGAGTATAAAAAAAAACAGAGAATAGAAGTTCTCTCACATGAACTTATCCATCTTGTCCAACATATTTTTCCTCATATACCAGACGAGAAAAGAGAATACCAGCATCAACCGTATGAAGTTGAGGCTTTGTCAAAAGATATAGTATATGATTTGAGAGTAAAGATTAGAAGAGGGAAGATAAAAAATCAAGAAGAAGCTAGAAAAGAAATAGCAAATAACCCTGATTTTGAAAAATTCACACCAAAACAACAAAATAGAATGATGAAAAAAATTCTTCTTGATTTATATTATCATAATCCAATTCACGAAAATTTAAACGAAGCGAGATACATGAATGTTGGTAATTTGCCAGAGATGATGTTAAAAAGAATAGAAGATGTTCTGTGGTTAAAAAAATTGCCAGTGTTCAAAGGTAAAGATGGTGCCATAAAAATAAGAAACAAACATGAATTACCAAAAAGAAAAGAAATAGAATATGGACTTTTTTATCTTGATCTTGACTTATGGAAAGAGTTTAAAAAGGTTATGTTAGAGAAATACAGCGAGCATCTTCTTGATGTAAAGCAAACCAAGAAAATGTATAGAGATAGTATGTTGACGATTTATCCTAATAAAAAAGGAACAGATGGAGCATTCGCTTTTGTTAATCCGTTAGGACTTCATTTATTTAAAGATTTCTTTACAATTGGTAAAGAAGAACAGTTGTCAATTCTGCATCACGAAATTACACATCTGTTTCAATCCCAGTTTCCAATATTTGCAGGAAAGTATTGGGAAAAAATGAAAAGTGGAAAAAATGTTTATGAAAAAGACCCATTTGAACTTCAAGCGTACAGTAGTGAACTTGTTAAAATGATTGGGGACTCTGTTAAGAAAAATGAAATAAAATCTATGGAAGAAGTTGCTGTAGCAATTACAGAGCATCCATTCTATCAACTTACGAGCGAGAAATTTAAAAAGAGAATGTTTCAAAAGATCATGGCAAACGTAAAAGAAATTTATCATTTACCAACAAAGATTGATGGTTATACAGAAAGTATAAACGAACTTCTTCTACCGTCCAAAAAATTGGATGACGATACTTTGATAGACAGCATATTAAAAAGAAAAGAATTGAGAAAAGAAGCGATTGAAAGTAAATTTCTTATATTGTTCTTTAGAATTTTGAAAGTATATAACATAGAACCAGAAACATTCATAAATAGATATCACAAATATGTAGACGGAGTTGACACGAATAGTATTTCAATAGAAGATATTAAAGACTTTTTAAGATTTGCTGGTAAGGTAGATGAGCATTCAAAAGTTTTAAGAGTGTTAAGGATTTCTCAGAAAAGATTAGATAATCTTAAAAATAGATTTGAAACAAAATTGATTGAACCTATGAAGAGAATTATGAGACACGATACGACTGATGCCACACATGCTGGATTACATTTCCCTGCAAGTGGAAAGCGATATAATGCTATGCTTATCAATGCTCTTCAAAAAGCAGAAAAGGTAAAAACTTTAAAGGAAAAAGGGGAAATTTAACGGATATTTAATATACATTGTTTGAAATCTTTAAACCCTTTGAAACCAAATTTTTTTATTTTATAAGTTATCGTATCGTTTATTACATGAAATTTTCTACCTAATCTAACGGCAGTTATTTTATTATCTTGCTTTATTTCATTTATTATGTCCCCGAGTGCTATGTCTACGCATACGGCACTATTTCTACTTATTTTTTTTCTATGTTCTAACGAGAGTGGTTTCCTAATTATACCAGCCAATGATTTACTTATCTTTTCTTTATGTTTTTGAGAATGTGGCTTCCCAAACATTGGATTTTTATCACCAATTTTTGATAGTCTTATTTTTTCTATACTTTCACTTGAGAGTTTGCCTCTATAACCACCTTCTTTCATATTGTAATTTCTATCACTATTCACACCGCCATAATATTCTATAAAAGAATTCTCTACTATGTTCAAATCTTCTTGAGTAAAGCATTCACATAACATCCTCCATTCAAAGTTTTCTTTGCCATATTTTCTTATTGCGTTATAAAATGGGTAATTAAACAAATTAGCATTCGCACAGTATAAATGGTCAGATTTTCTCTTTTTAAAATTAGATGTTTGACCTATATACACCTTACCATTTGTTTTATTTGTGACCTTATATATCACTCCTTTCACACCATTATCTTTCAAAAAAGATTAGAAATTATGCAAGATATTGTAAGACTTTTTAAGTTATTAGTAACTACTATGAGTGAAAGACGCGTACATATAACTCGCAATGAACAGATAATCAAGGAATATGGCATTCAGCAAAGGACTGATGACCCAGCTTCACCAATAGAAGGACAGGAATGGTTCCAATCAGTAGAAGGCGTTAGAAAAGTACGCATCGCTGGTAATGATAAAATCTACGCTTTTAAGGGCGAGAATGAAGGTCAAGTACCGTATTCTACTGTAGTAAAAAATACAAATGAACTTATAAGTGCAACATCTTCTGGTGTTAACAATACAATATATTTAAAGGTGTATGATTATGACCTTACTTTAACAGCCTACTCGCTTGTTACTGAAAAATCCCTCAGATTTCAAGGTGAAACAACTGCACAAACTGCTGGAAAAAGAGTTAGAATTTATACAGACAGCTCGCATTTTGTAAAGGCAAACCCAACTATTACAACTATTACAAATAACGGTTCTGTTTCTGCGGTAAATGGGTCTAACACAATTAATCTTACTTCTGGTTTATGGGCAACTGACTTAAGTGGGCAGTACATATTTATTAATGGTAAATATTATCTCATTAGTTCAAACCCAACACAAACGCAATTAATTCTTTCGGAAGTTTATACAGGACCAAGTGTCGCCTCGTCTGCATATTTCGTTGCTTATATGATTAAAGACGTTATATTTGAAAACATAGAATTTGTTGGTAAGAATGCATTACATATTGGTTTATATCTAAGAAATGTTATTAATCCACAATTCATCAATTGCCGTTTTACAACAGAAACTGCATCCATGTTCCTAAAAGCCGATCTTCAATATACAACTAATGCATTATTCGTTGATTGTGATTTCAGAAATACAAAATTAGACTTTACTAATGACAACTATGACGCATTTATAAGTGATTGTACGATTAAAACTAACACAACTATGGGCAGTGAGTACTTCGTTAAAGTTGATACTCAAAAAGGAGTTACCCAATTACCAACTAATTTCAAGATTACTAATAATACATTCTTTGGTCCAGCTTCATTTGTTAAATTAGTTTCTTCAAAACAGAACATAATAATGAACAACCTCTGCAAAGAGGTTCTAAACAATCTTGTGTCTATTGATGCTAATTCAAATGACAATATGATTGCGAATAATATAGTTAACACACAGGCAAGCTCATCTACAGTATTGTCAATAGCTTCTAAATACAATGTTATAGCAGATAACAGAATAGTAAAAACATCTGGTTATGCAATTGACCTTGCGTCAACAGCACAATACAACTCTATTGTTGGAAACTTACTTACGGGTGGCGCAACAATAAATGATACTTTGCCATCAATCAATTTTAACAGAATAGAAGATGATTTGTCAAGGCTTGGTAGTGCGTCAACAGGGACATCTAAGGATTTAATTGACAGGTTAAATGATGTTATAACAACTCTTCAAAATAAACCCAAAGTATTAATCCAACAAAATGTAGCTGTTGACCCAGCACTTACAAATGAAACATTTGTATATTGGAATGACGCTAACAACCAATACGAAAAAGCAGATGGGTCTAACCTTGCTAAAGATAATGCATATGGGATGGTAGTTAACATAAGTGGATCAAGTGGCGATATACAATTTATTGGTATTAGAGAAATTTTATCTGCGCCATCTGGAAATCCACAAATAACACACCTTTATAATAGTGGCTATATCGGTGAGAAATTTTACTTAGGTGTTGATGGAGTATTAGTTCCTGAAAGCATACTTTTAACAAACGTCTCTGGTGTTCCTACAAATCAAAAATCAATGGGAGTACTTATAGACGTTGTTGGTGGGACGTTGCCACAATTCTTGTTACTACCGACAGAGGAATATAAATATGGCACTCCTTCAAATTATTGGCAACTTGGTAAAAATGATAGTAGCTTTAAGTATCTCAGCTTTGGCACAGTATCTGGAACTGTCAGTCAAATTGCTTTCAATTCTACTAATGGAACCATCCTCTATATTAAAAATGACAAATCCGGCGAGATTACTCAACCTTTTAATAATAATTACTTGGCTAATACCGTTAATTCTTATCAAGGAGCTAATCTTTTATCTAGCGTCTCTTCTGGATCAATCACAGTTTCCAATCATAGCATATTTATTGGTGGATACCGTCAAGATAAGTCTACGACTGTTTTAAATCCAATAACTGGTTACAGTGGCGACGTATTCTTATTTGATACATCAGTTGGCACTATAGTTGACTCTGGAATTGTTAATGGAGTTTACATAGGATTACAAGAGCAATCAGGTGGAATATTCTTAACAAACAAAACTACAAATGTAGCTTCATTTGGAAGAATAGAAAGATATAATGCGAATGACATAACTCCAGATTCTAATTCGTTTGTAGAACTTGAAAAAGTATATATTCCGATCTATAGTAATTCAGGTGGAGTTGATGTTGTCGTTACTGCATCAACTCAAGCAAGATCATCAATGCAAACACTTTATCCGCATCAGATAGTTAACATAAAATTAAGAGTTAATGATGTAGATGTTACTGGAAGTTTAAGAAGAGATTCGCTTTACTTCGTAGCATCTGGTGAAGTTTCATATTCAGATATGAGCGTAAGTAAACTAGTTAATGTTTATAGTGCGGCATCTGGTATGATTAAAGTATCCTTAATGGGTAGATATGAATACGGTGGATCAGTATCTCCTGTTACATTCAATAATACAAATTTAAGAGTAGAAGTATAAAATGCCTATAGCAACCGAAACACGTTTAAAAGGTACCCACCAGTTTACAGACGTAATTACTGATATTATCAGAAATTACGCTGTAACTGCTATAAAATTAAATCCGGATGTAGCTGGCAATGGTATTATACTTGATGAAAACAATAAAATAAGTTTCACAGGATATACAATTGTTAAAAACGAAGCTGAGTTAGCGTTTCAGTTAGCAAGTGGCACTACTACAAATATTTTATTCAAAGAAGGTGTTTATAATATTGGTGATAGTTTAGTTTTAAGAAAACCATATTCGTTTATCGGTGAAAATAAAAAGAATACATTAATCAGCCTTTCTCCATCTGGACAAATTTATTTTTATCCGCAATCAGGTCAAATTGTAAATGGTACTGCTACCCTTCAAACTGAAAGCACAGTAATATTAAGCAACCCAGATGTTTCTGGGACAATGACATTTGGTTCATACGCTGGTGCATCACTTATTCTTGATGATATTCCTTATAAAGTTGTTAGTGTTATCTCTGGTGAAGTTACTGGAACGGCAGTTGTACAATTGTCAGAACCATACACAAGTCCATCGTTTGTTGGAAAATCATTTAAGATGCAATATTTATTAGATTTTGTTGTATTAAAAAATATAGGTTTCTCGTCTGCATACAACGATGGTATAATTAAAATTGATAGTGTAAGAAATCTTTTAATTGATGACGTTGAAATTAGAGGTTCCGATGTTACAAACAGTCCTTCTCAGGGACTTAACATCAACAACACATTTTTCTCAAGAATAAATAATTTAGATGTAACATTAACAAAAGTTACTCTACCATTAAGCGAGAATAAAGAATATGGCGTTTATATATCTAATAGTAGATATATTAGTCTTTCAAATGTGAATATTTATAATACCAATTCAAATGGTATTTACTTACTTTCTGACAAATTTATAGAATTGGATGGATTGAAAGTTTTTGGGATTGATGGAAATCCGTTAAGAATAAGTGCGTCAGAAAACATTACAGTAAACTCCTCAAGTTTCAAAACATTTGGTTTAAAGTCAACAATTCTTAATTCAGATCAAATTTTAATAAACGGGAGTAGTTTTACTAGTGTATCAGATCAACAAGCAATTGAAATAACAGAAAGCCACGTTGGTTTGTTAAATAATAATTTTTATAACACTTATGTTAGAGTGTTAAATACAACACAAGAAACAATAATCTCTTCAAATGAATTTGAAAATATTGTGTCAACAACAAATTCTCTTTATATATATGGTAAAGAGAGAAGTGTTATTGATGGCAACATATTCAACACACTTGCTACTAACTCTATTTTAGTTAATAGTGGAAACGCTATAGTAAGTAATAACTATTTTTCAAATGCGACAAATGCTGTAACTGCTCAAACATATTCAAGTTTGATACTGTCAAATAACGTAGTAGAACAAAACACAAATGGTTTTGTATTTGATAGCACAGTAACAAATTCAAGTGTTAATAATAACTCGTTTAGTGTATCTAACTATGCTATAAACATAGCGGCTACAGGCAATTATGTTACAAGTAATACATTAATTTCCGGAACAGTAAATCTTGCGTTCGGGAATGTATTCCCATTCTTAACTACTTTTGAACCTTACTATTCAGGATTAGTTGACATTGGTTCAAATCTTAAACCAGTAAAAGACATTTATGTTAATAACGCAGTAAGAAGTAAAAATCTTATTCTAAACAATGGTGCTATTTTCGGTGCTAATGAAATAAATTTAAGTGGCCATGTAGTTACTGTAGACGCATCACATTTATACATTGATGGCGAAGACCTTGCTGGATTAAGTTTAACAGATATTCAATATGTTCATAATCAAGTTGTAGTTTCTTCGAGTTGGACAATTAAACATAATCTTGGAACAAAAAATGTAGCGGTAACTATATTTGACGAATTTGACCAAATGATAGAACCAGCGACTGTTTCAAATATTGATGTGAACAAAATATTAGTAACATTTGGTTCTTTGATAAAAGGTAGAGCGATTGTTCACTCTGCTGGAACTAAATCAAATAACACTGGATACGCAGGATACTCTTACACACATCAACAAACATCTCTCGCTCCTATATGGACTATATCACATAATTTACAATCTACAAATCTTATTGTCCAAACTTATGATGAAAATGATGAAATGTATCTACCGTCAACAGTTAAATTTATTGACGATAATACTGTTAAGGTATATAACGCATACGCTAAAAAAGGTAAGGCAGTTTTATTCTCAGAAAACGCATTCAATATAGGAACAAGTCAATATGTATTTAGACAAAACGTAGCAAGCGCAAATTGGACTATCCCACATAATAGATCGTCAAAAGATTTTGTAATATCTGTATACGACGACCCAGATGCCGGTACTATAATTCCTAATGCTTCTATTGTAATCAATGATGAAAATACAGTTTATGTTAATTTAACAAGTGGAACAGTTGGTAGAGCAATTTTAGTATTTGCTTCTGCTAATCCAGTAAGATTTACAGACGTTAAATACGTTCATACACAGTCATCATTATCAACAGTATGGGACATTCTTCATAATTTAAACACAGAGGATGTTTCTGTTGTCATGTATGATAATACTGGAAGTCAAATACTTACTGGTGTTAACTACACTAAAATAATTGATCCAGACTATGTTCAAGTTCAATTTTCATCTGCTAAAGCAGGTAAAGCAATTGTTCTGGCTCCAATAAGTTCTAACCGTATAACTACTATAGAAGATAATGTAGGGACATTAACAAATCTGTTAACTGATGACCAAACAAGTATTGTTAATTCAGTTAATGAAATTTATACATTAATTACTGACAATGATATTAATAAAAACAGAATTGTAAACGGTGATTTCATGTTCTCTTATGAATATGGTGATTACAATTCAGGAGTTGTGACATCAGGTGTTCCTGCTGGAATTGTTACGAGTGGAACTTATGTTGGAGATATATTCAAATACAATTTCTCAGGAGCCGCTCAAGTAGCATGGACTAGAACGACAGATGTTCCAAATACAAATGACAGAAGTTCACATAGTATTAGATTTGATGTCATATCTGGTGAAGCAATTGGGTTAAACGATTTCTATGCATTTCAAATTCCAATAGAAGGATATAAAATTGCTGACACATACAACTCTACAACGTCATTTAGTTTCTATGCTAAGACAAATAAGCCAGGAACTTATTCTATTGCATTAAGAGGTTCTCATGCAACTTCTCCAAAAACTACATATATCACACCATTTACAGTTGGGGCAATAAACACATGGGAAAAGATTAGTGTTGTAATTCCTTCTGATGCTAACTGGCCTTATTATTACAATGATACAGGTCTTGGGCTTGAAGCTAATATCGTATTAGCCGCAGGCTCTGGTTATATGTCAGTTGGTGATAATGCGTGGTATGCAGATTTAACAAATGATTTCCGTTCTCCTAGTCAGGATACCAACCTTACAGAATACACAAGTGGTCATATGTATATTACAAGATTGAAATATGAAAAAGGTAACGCTGCTACAAACTTCATCCCTGGTGATATAGCAGATGAGAGAAGGAAGATGGATAGATATTACCAAGTGCTTTCTGGCAAGCAACAAGTAACTACATATGTTGGTGTTAATAACGACGCTATGATTATGATTAATCATAGAGAAGAAATGAGAACAACACCAACCGCTGATATTAAAAATGTTATGGTTTCAAATAATAACACAACATGGGTTTCTGGAACTATAGTAGCTATAGAGAGTGCTAACAAATACAGCACAACACTATATACTTCTTATAGTGGTGCATATAAGTTTGTTGGTGGTGATGGAAGCTATGATGGAATGAGTGGTTTCATCATTCATAATAAAGCAAGGCTTTAATATTATTTTATAAGACATTTAGAGAAATTATTTTCTCTAGCTGTATAGAATGTTTCGTCGCAATTAGTTATATAGTGGTACAATCCAAAAAGTATTGCTAATGATAGTATTGAAGTTGCAATAAATGTCTTCATTACATTCCAACTACGTTTTGGACTATCTTCCATTCGCCGTTAACATTCTTTCTATACATGAATACCATTACTGGTGGGAGGATACCTCTGAATTTTTCTTGAAGTGGAAAGACAACAAAATAATCACCTGGAACAAGAAGTCTACTATATTTATCTCTTATCTGGTCAACTCCCATTAGTTCTCTATAACTAAGAATATAAATCAAATTCATTTGAAACACATCTTCAAAGGATTTACCTTTTAAATATTGATCGTATTCTTTACTTTCATAAAATTCCTGAAGTCTTTCAAGTATTGGCCCAGATGAAGAAAAACTATTTATATATGCCTTATCACCGTTAATGAATAATTGCATATGGTCTTTTGATGTATGGTAAATTTCTGTTTTATCCCTTAATTCTTTTTCAAAAAAGTCTTCAGCTCTAATGGGATAAATCATTAGGTATATGGCTGGAACTAGTGCGTACAATAATCTTTTGAACATCAATACTAACTTTTTTGAAAAAGTAGTTTTAACAGCTTTTTTCAAAAAAATTAACGAGACGTAATTTCTTCAAATTGTTTTATTCCAAAAGGAATGACAGACGAATGAGAGATCAATAATGGGCCATGATAGTTAATCATATCAATTACAATGCGCCCTGTGTCATCCTGGTAACGTACAAAGCCTGTTTCCATAGGTTTTGGGGATAATTTAAGGAGTGAAATAAGTGTTTCATGGTTAGAAATAGGGCAATCTTTGGATGCACAAATAGCATAATAATAGCGTCCTTCTTTTCCACGTATATTTTGATTTATAAACATTGTGGTATTTTTCAAATTATCGTAATCATAATTTGTCTCTAGGTCAACTATTGCTTTTATTCTAAAAGCTCGTTTATCTCTAAACTCATGGCATTTCTCATATTCTTCCATTGTGTCATTTTTACATTCGCCATTCGTTCTTGTTTTCATTAATTGATATCTAGGTGATGAACCATTTGAATAAGCAAATATAAATACATTTTCATTATTCTCATAAAGTTCATTTGTAAATATCTCATCATATTTATCCCAAAACGCACTCTTGTCAAAGAATGTCCATGTGTTACCGACGTATCTATTGCCGTCATAAACTCTATTATGACAAGCGGCTTGAAGCCTGTCAGTTTTAACGTCAGAACCTTCGGCATCTACAAACACGTAGTTATCTGGAAGGAACATAAGATCATCCTTATATTTATCATTTCTTCTCATAAGAGCAAGCATTTCCATAGGAAGATTACTTTTATGTATTCCATAATCCGATCCTCTTATACCTATCAAAACTCTACTTTTATGATGATTGTATTTATCTAAATTATTTACGTGTAGTAATGATGGCCAGTCGTTTATAATAGTGATTCCAGTAAACGAATTAGTGTCATTTTTATTTTCGCCAAAGAAATTAAGATAAGGATAGGCATAAAAAGGCTGTGGGATTACATCTGCCGCTTTCCATCTACAGTCAAAAAATCTTCCTTCATCTTTTGGTTGTAGTTTATAGTATTTGTCTCTTATATTATAATATAAGAAATCATGTTCTTGACGTTTTACTTCTGATGCTTTTTCAGCCGCCCACTCAGCTTCTATTTTTTCATTACGTGCCTTTATTTTTGGATGAATTCTGAAATAAAATAGAGAAAAAACTGATCCAAATATAAACAAACCAGACGTTATCAAAAAGGCAATAAAAGACCTGTATGGGAATGCTTGTCCGGTTTGTTTCATATTTTATTTAACTTTCACAATGTCTGTGTTTATGCTTTTCAAACTTTTGTTTCCAATTGTGATGTTTTTTACATTTACCTTTGCTATCCCAACCGTCTTCAGTATCGTCATCATCTTCATTATATCCGTCGTTATCATCTTCATCATCCACGACACCTGTTCCTGTTCCTGTTCCTGTTCCTGTTCCTGTTCCTGTTGTGCTTGTTGAACTCGGATTGTTGTTATCTCCGCTGTTTGACGGGGCAGCATTTGGATTATTTGTTTGAGCCAATAATGGTAATAATAATAGTGCAATATTTTTTTTCTTATGATGAGTGCAATTCATTAAATTTAATGTTAATAACATTATAAGTGCTGTTAGTACAATTTTCTTCATTTTTTTATTCGTTTTCCCTCCTTGAATGTATCTCTTACCATACCTTGCTTAAAATTTCATCAATATTTACATAATAATACCAACTAAGTATAGCAAATAAAAACCAAAAAGGCAAGTAAAGCAAGTTAACTCTATGGTTTATGTGCAATGCAAAATATTTTCTCAATAATCTGATTTTATGAGTATAATGCCAAGGCTTTATTTTAAAAGTGTCAAAAATAAAGCCCCACGCGTATTCTGAAATGTAGATTAGTAGTGTTATTATTGAGTATCTAACTATAGCGTGTTGTTCTCTAATTAGATTGCCAAATAATGATGTCATTAAGAGATAACTGGAGGCGTAAACTGGAAACATCAAAAGAGATACTTCCCCTTTAAATTTTTTTCTAAAGTTGTAAAAGCCAGTGAAGACTGTTTCAATCATTAATCCGAGCAACCCATATATTACTGCGGCGATCATATAAGCATATCTTTTAAATTTTATGGTGTAAAAAAAATTTTGTCATTTTTATTAAAAAGATAGTCTAGTGAAAGGAGATCACATTTTTTTGTTTATAAATGAATTTATTATGAATAGTAGTTCTGCTAAAAGATTACAAGAATATTTAGACAACAAAACAGTTGAAGAATTTTATAGGGATTTGAACAATAACAATGAAACAAATAAATTCGTTAGAGAGTATTTGTGTAGAAGGATAGGAACTTCAGTGAGCATACAAGAGTCAATCGAATTATTTACGTTACTAAATGACATAAATAATGAAAATAAAAGAAAAGATGAAAGTAAAAAAGATAGAATGGGTTGATAAATCCTCCGACATGGAAAAATGGATTGGGGTTCAATATTTATCTGGAAAGGTAAATGGGAAAGAGATATTTGAAGTTGTATTTGATGGCGGAAAATCTGAAAATTACAAATTATACTTTTTGTCGCAAAAAGACCTAATTCTTGAGTCAAATGATATAGATGAAATTTTTCAAGTTGCAGAGACTTTTTTCTTAAAATGGATGAATAATGTTATTATAGAAACTGACTAAATTTTAATTTGCTTTCAAAGCCATGATATGTTACCATATATGTATGGAAGACCTCCTGCTAAGATCAGCTATAATCATAACACCAGAGACTATGAGAAACACTATCTTCACAAAAGAAGATAGGGATTTAATATTTCTTCATAAGAAACACATTATAAAAAACCTTTACAAAAAATCGCCATTATTCAAACATACAATAGAAAACTTTGACAAGGTTGAGCAATACTATTTTATAGTTCAAAATATTTATAGAGACTATGACAGAAAGTTTGAGATACAGATGGGCGTGTCAATCTATTTGGAAGATTACCAGTATTTGTTAAATTTAATGACTGAATTTGCTAACAAGCAGTCTGAAGACGATGGATCAAACGATGTAGAGATTGAATATAATTATGATGGCGTGTTCGGTTCTTCGGAAAGAAAAAGGATACCATTTGATGTAGGAAAATTGTCATATGTAGTAGACAAATTTTCAATTAACATTGAATGGTTTAATATGTCAGAAGATGCAAAGTTAGATGCTTTCTATAGATTTAATAATAATGACGATAATGATAAATACAATTTTAACTTCAATGACAGAAATACATTCAGTATAGTTCTAAAAAACTATGAGAAGGATGTGTTGACACCAGCAGATAGAAAAAAGATAAACATTCCTTTAAATAAAGGCAATGGTGGCAGAATGTTTAAACACTATAAAAAATCATTTATAAAAAACGATCCTGCATTCTACGATAAATACAAGTTAATAATGGACGAATGAAAGAGAAAATAGCACTCGGGATTGTTATAATCATAATACTTATTGGGCTTGGATACTCAGCTTACGAAAATATTTACACAGCCAATAGCTTTTTTAGAACAATAAAATAACAGCATTCTTAAAGTTACTGCATATGAGTAATGCAGAAGAACAATTAGAACAAGAGATTACTGGCGAAAAACCAAGAGTTGTTCCTAATCAATCTAAAGGGCTATCATTATTAGCCGAACCAGCACCTATCCCACTTATTTTACCATCTAAAGGTATTCTATACAAAAATGATCCAAAGGTTGGAGAAGTGGATAAAGATGGACAAATTTTTATTCGTCCAATTACATTGGATGATCTTGAATTATTTGTTAACCCTGAACTAATTGAAACTGGCACAGTAATTGACGCTCTTTTCAATAGAATTATCAAGTCAAAAATAAACCCGAAATATCTGTTAGTTTCCGACAGAAATTACATCCTGCTTTACGCTAGAGCGCAGTCTTATGGGCCAGAATATTCATTTTCTTTTAAATGTAAGGCTTGCGATAAATCAATCAAAAAAATGATTGATCTTGGCGATCTCACCGTTAGATACCTTGATGAAATTCATGGGCAGGTAAACGAGAGAGGAGATTTAATTCCAGATAGTGTTAAGAAAATTAAGGAACCTTTCGTAGCAAACCTCTCAATGTCTGGTGCAAAAGTTACATTTAATCTTGCAAGAGGTATTGACGAAAGTGAAGCCAATACTAATAAATACAGGAATAGAGTTAAAAAAGAAGTAGAAAAGAAAAAACAAGTTCTGTCAAATGTTCCAGACGAAACAACTGTTACGATGGAAGAACAACCAGATAGTCTTATTGATGTTCTTTCAAGAAACATTATTAAAATTGAAAGTGCAGATAGTTCTGAAACATTCACAGATGAAAAAGATATCAGACTTGTACTTTCAAAACTTAAGGCAGGTGATATTTCTGAACTTCAAGAACAAATGAGAAGTGCGGACAGTGGTGTTGATATGAACACAGAGGTAGTTTGCCCAAGTTGCAAGCACAGGAATGAAGTTTCAGTCCCACTGAACGAAAACTTCTTCAGGAGGGAGGTTAGGCAACGAAGCACGCAAAAATAATTATCGTGCTATCAATGAGGAACGAAAAAATTTAATTCGTTCTGCATTTGATCTAGCCTATGCCACTAGAGTTTTTTCATATAAGGAAGTTCGTATGTTAACTCCATTTGAACTTCGTGTTATAGCGGAAAGATATACTGAAATCATTGAAGAAAGAAACAGAGAATATGAGAAGATAAGCAAAAAATAGCAACTTCAGTTGACAATGTAACGCAATTTTATTATACTATATAAAATTGCGTTATCTATTTTCAGTAGAAACAAAAATTCTGGAAATGTGCGTGTTCCAGAATTTTGTGTTTTATAACAAGGAATGGTTTGATGAGCAGTATAAGATAAGTCTTATACGAAAATGGATAATTAACGAATGTAAATTGAATTTAAAATTGATTGGCAGTGAAATAAGTCACTATACTGTAATAATTAAATACGATCTGTCTGACGAAAATGAAAATGTAAATAAATTTGATGGTAAATTCTATTATTACTATAGAAAACCTAAATTTAAAGGATGTTTAAATTGTGTATCGTTCAATAGACTGAATAGATTTTGCTCCTGGAAGGACAGGATGCTGATACAGCCTATCCGATATTGCGATGGTTTTTTGGAAAAATGACAGTATCTATTATGGGTGAAATATTATTAGAAACAGCAACTGAAGAAACAAAATTAACATCTGAGCAGGAAGAAGAATTTGCTTTCTTGAAGAAATATCACAAAAAAATTCTTGAATTTGCTCAAAGCGAAACAATAAACGCAAAACTAGCGTTTATAGAAGAAAATTCTGACCCTCAATTCAGATCAGACTTTATAAATGTGTACGAAGAGTATTACAGGTATCTTAAAATAACTTCAAATAAAGAAAAACTCATAAATACTATGAATTCTTTTTTTGAAAGTGTAGATATTTTTAAATCAATAATGAAAACGGAAGATGATCTGATATTCTTTCAAGATAAAATACTCACATTTAAAGAATATGAAAAATTGCATAAAAGAGTTTATAAAATAAACAAGAAATTGTTTAAGAAATATCAGTATAGAATAAGAGAGAGTTACTATGATAACTACATGGTGAATAGTTTTATAAAATTGTATAATGCGACTAAACATCCTACGATTATAGCTCTATTGTCAGTTCAGGTTGACGCAATTATAATAAGACAGATTAATCGTCTTAAATTCCATCGTTTTAATACTCCTATGGAAGATTTAATACAGGATTTGAGAGCCGCTTGTATATCAGCGATAGAAAAATTTGATCCATCAAAAGGAAAACCTGGACGTGAGAGTTTTAATTATTTTTCACATATATGTAAGAAAGCCGGTTATATGACAACCGTGAAGCAGAGCGATAGATTAAAATGGGAAACGTCTGAGAGTGATATTTTTACAGAGGATGGCTCTTTCTATGAAACAATAGAAAGCAAAACTAACTACAAAGATTATTACGAAGATATGTTATTAAACGAACATAGAGATGCTATATCCAATTTCTATAATTACTATTACGTCCTTTTTAAAGGCAAGGAGCGTTTTCAGTTATTATTGCAAATTCTCATCCATTATGTATTGATTACAAAGAATTTGAATTTCAAAAAGAATTTATTTGTTAAATACGCAAAATCACATGGCTTCACGGGTGCATTTGTTAATAAATTTTTAAGCGTTATTAAGACATACAAAAAAGAGTTTATCTCATACGACAAAGACAAATAAGCAAAAAAAAAGGGTAGCGCAATGCTACCCTTTTACTAGTTGTTTAATGTCCATTTCTTTTTCAAACTTTTCTAAAAGTTTGTTACAATCCCTTTCATGGTTTTGAAATTGATACCGGAGAATGCTCCTCCAAATTCTATTGAACGGCGTCTCTCCAGTTTGAAATCTACTATATCTTTTGTCATAGTTGATTTTACCCTGAATACCATTCAGGTCTGTTGACTTAAAGCGAATTAATTTCGCTTTAGCAACATTGTCTTTGTATTCACCCCAAACAATATCAAACGCATATTTGAAAAGCTGTTTTACGTCATCAGTGATTGCGTTTTCATCAATCAGGTCTTGCTGGCTTACACCAGCAAGTTTAAGAATTGTTTCGTAATTTGCTTTTAAAGTGCCTTTGAGTTGCCATTTGGTCTTGCCGTTTTTAAGAACGTATTTGTTACCTTCTTTGCCAAGAACAAACTTTGTTGAGGCGATAAGTTCGTTTATCTGTTTTACAGTTATCTTCATAAACCTATCCTTTTATTAGTATATTACATTATACCATAATTGCAGAATTTTGCAAGTCTTTTTTAAATGGTAAAACCCCTGAAAATTCAGGGGTTTTGCATTTTCTTATTCTTCATTGTTGTCGTCATTACCAAGATTTTGCTCAAGCAAATCAATATAATCAGTGATAAGACTTACAATATATTCTTCTAAAGTCATCTTGGCTTCTTTAGCATGTGCTGAAAGCGATTTGAATTCTTTTTCACCAAGAGTAACTTCAATTCTATTGTCGTCAAGTTCTTTTACTGAAACGCCGTCAAATTCTTGTTCTTGTACTTTTTCCATAATAATATTATATATCATATGAAAAGAAAAAGCAAGTATATTTTAGAATGTTGCAGAAAATCCTATTGTGACTGCGTAATTTTTAGGTGTGTGTTTCCCGTAAGTTGAAACTCCCTGTAATGTAAATCCAGAGATACTTAACCCAGCAATAAGATATTTTTGCATGTATGCATCTTCATAATAATTCTGTCTCATCTTAACTATTATATTTGTTGGTTCATTTGCAACTACATATGTCCCATTTCTATAAAAAGACATAAAAACTCCCCCGTTACTTGCAGATGCTCCAGCGCCACCATACAATGTTATAAAATCTAAAACTTTAATTCCTGTTCTTGCATCTATGTATTTTGTTTCTATATCAGACCTATAATTTACTACATTGGTACCACTCCACTCGTATTTCAATTCGTCTACCTGAAGTCCTAATTTCATGTCCTTTAATTTCTTAGCAAAGTCTATTCTTGTTAGCTGATAGCCAACACCAACAGAAACGCCTGGAAGTTTTAAAAAATCAAAGAACATTCTTCTTTCTTGAAACACTTGATATCTTATTGCGTAACCACGATTTCCGATCTGCCTTCTATTCTCGTAGTATGTGTCAAAATCATTATACTTTATACTGTCTGTTTTACCAACGCCATTAACATAAATTTCAAGTCTTGATAGTATAGGCATTTCAAAATTGTAATCACACTTAGTGAAGTTAAAATCACAATAAAAAACATCCATATACATAGAATACCAGAAGGTAACTAACCATCCGACATTGACACCTGCATAATAATTGTAATTGACAGCAACTCCAAATTCATTCATCTTTTTGTATTGGTTTTGCGCTGGGTTATATATACCTATTTGATGAGTTTCTGTAGCGGCCAGAGTTCCAGAAATGCCGAAAGTAAATTTATTTAATGTTATTGGATATGGTATGGTGGCAACTTGTGTTGTAGCTTGTGCCCTGAATATGTCTCTAGCTAATAGAGGCAAATAATCGCGTTCAAAACTGTTTAAAAATCCACTATACTTTCTATCAAAAGCAATGCAATCTTTACCAACACATTCATATTCTGAAAATACTGGTGTAAATGGTAAAATTAAAAGTAAAGAAAAAAGTACTTTGCCGAGCCATCTCATCAAGGATAACTTAACGAGAAAAAACGCTAAAAAATCAATCGGTAATTTTTTCTGTTTCTACAATATCAGTCAATAGCACTTTTTCTTTTAAAAAAACAACAACTTTATATGTATAATTTTCAATACCTTCTATATGCTGAGAGTCTTCTCTTAACTTGAATGTTTCAACATTATCATTTGTTTTGTAGTTATCTACAAGCCATTGACTAAGTTCTTTCATAATATAATTGAGATTCCACTTTCTTTCAAGTTTATGTAATGCGGATTTAAAAGCCTCTGAAAGAGTGTTGCCTGAACCAATCTGGAATGCGTCATATTCTGGTATTTTTTGAAAATCCTCACTATCAGTTATCCCTAAATCTATAACGTAAAATTCTTCTGGAATCAACAAGTCTTCTTGTTCAACTAAAGAAAGTGGATGGTCTATCGTTTTGCCAACAAATCTTCCTGTATCTTTGAACCATATTGCTTTTTTGTCTCTGCCATCCGCAGCTCTTTTGATAATGCCATGAACGAACATATCGTCAGTATATTCAATTATTATTCTTTTTTTACTTTTTGTAGTATACCTTTTTTCAGTATTTATCATTTAAATTCCCTCACTATTGATTGGATTATTTCTTTGATAGGTGTATGTGCTTTCCATTTCAATTCTTTTAACATAAAACTTCCATCTAAAAGATTATGTCGCATAGTTGTGCTATTGTTATATCTTCTTATTTGGTTTTCAGTTACAATATCATAAATATCTTCATAAGAATATTTTTCTAGTGATGTGATATTATACTTCTTACCAACAAACGAAGAACTTGACACAACGGATATTGCCTGTACAACATCTTCTATATAAATAAAATTGTATTTTGTATCGTCTATTACTCTTGTCGCACTTGATTTAACTATTGTAATCATTTGCTCTATTTTTTCTCTAGATATGATTTCACATATTCTTAAAACTATCAAAGGGAATTTATCACTAAATCTTCTATATTGAAAAATCAATTCATTTTCTATTAGGGCAGTGTCACTACTGTTAATATCAAACGGTTTGTATGGTGAATTTTCAACAAATAAATCAGCAGCGTTCCCAAGACCGTAAACTTTTCCACTTGATAAAAGGATAACTCTTGTAAACTTTTTTTCTTTGATTATTGTTTCAGTCATCGCTCTAATGTAATCAATAGATACTCCAATAGAAAAATTATTTGCATCTGGTATTATTAACGCTGTATGCGTCTCTTCCAAAATATCAATGTTTTGTGATATTTCCCATATTTGAATATCATGCGTTTTTGAATATTGGTTGTACATCTGTTTGAAAAGCAGGCTGTCTCTATTCAAGCAGATTAATGTTATTTTGTTTTTATGCATCGTAGTTTTTTCTAGCGTATTCGTACATGAATGCTTTACAGTGTTTATAATTTACTGAGTCCTTATCGTCAACATAAAACACAGTTTCAATTTTTCTTCTATAGAATTTTGGATGCCCTTCAAAATCATCCATATCATATAATAGTTTTTTTAATTCAGTTCTATCTCTATCAAAAAATTGAAATAGGTTTCCTTTTATTCTTGTCGCCAGATTATTTTTTATAGCATAAGGCACCATTCCTTTTGGGCAAATGTATAATCTACTATGACGCAAAGGCATAATTCCTTCAATGTAATAACCTTTTATATAAGCATTTTCGTGAATTAAATCTGGCTTATGCTCTAAGAAATGTCTTTTGAAATTATGTTCACCTATTCTCAAAGTTCCATAAACGAATATGTTTAAATTTGCTTTATTTTTCATCTTTTATGATTCCAACAGATTATATATATTATTTAAAATTGTCTTATCTCTTCCGAACCCAATTCTATTTAACATAATTTGTTTGATGTTTTCATCATCTTCTTCTTTAATTTTTTCTTCAGTAATTTCTTCTGGATTTTCAATAATCCAAGAAGGAACATTTACACCATTCATATAATATAAAGAATAGCCATCGGCAAATACCATAGCAGGTTCAGTGTTATGATGTAATTGCCCATCTTTATTTAAATTTAGAGTGGTAGGTCTATCAGACAAAAACACAATTCGTTCAAAAGGAAACCACCAATAACATTCGCTTGCTTCTTCCATCCATAAAGACAAAATTTCTTTATCTTTTTTTGAATATTGGACTCCTATTTTATTACAAAAATCATAAAAAACTTTCCATCCACACCATTGAGAACCACCAAAATAATTTTCAAAATTTATTTTGGCATCCACAAGATGATTGTCCCTAAGATTGTTCCCAAGATTGCTCCCAAGATTGCTCCCAAGATTGTTCCAAAGATTGTTCTCAAGATTGTCCCTAAGATTGCTCCAAAGATTGCTCCAAAGATTGTCCCTAAGATTGTCCCAAAGATTGCTCCCAAGATTGTCCCTAAGATTGTTCCCAAGATTGCTCCCAAGATTGTCCCTAAGATTGTTCCTAAGATTGTTCCCAAGATTGCTCTCAAGATTGTCTTTAAGATTGTTCCAAAGATTGTTCCCAAGATTGCTCTCAAGATTGTCTTTAAGATTGTTCCAAAGATTGTTCTCAAGATTGTTCTCAAGATTGTCTCTAAGATTGCTCCCAAGATTGTTCCTAAGATTGCTCCTAAGATTGTTCTCAAGATTGATCCAAAGATTGCTTTTTAGCAAATGTATTATAAATAAACATTGATAAGGGGAATCGCAAAACCATATAAATGGTTCTTGTTTTCCATTTACTTTATATAATGCTTTTATGGCGTTAGCAGATTTTATTCTGTCAATTCTTTTTGTTGAACGGCCAATTTCCAACCATTTTTCAAGAGTTGTTTTTAATTCTTTTTCTTGTTCGTATGTTAATTTTTCAATTTTTTTCATAGGTATAGTACATCACAAGCGTAAGCATATTTTTTCAATTCTTCTAGTGATACAGCGTCACTCATAAAATGTTGAAGATGTCTCAACAATGGCTTCTTTTTAGTGATATTAGAAATTTGTTCTCTCATTTCTTTGAAATCAGTATCAATTTTTGTAACAGTAATATCTGATCTCAGTTTTATCAATTGTTCTATAGCCTGTCTTTCATGTCCACTAACGTAATAATTTCCAGCATTTACAATATTACTCATTTCTTTAAGATTTTTAGCCATGTCTTCAGTAAGGTCAAATATCTGAGCAATAATTTGAATTGTCTCGTCAGTTAATGTTGTACTACCATAGTAGTTACTGCCAAAAAGACCATTCATATCTCTTTGAATTTTTGATTTTTCATTAGACATAATATATGCCTTGATAGCATCAGTTACTTCTTGTTCATAAAACATATCATCTATATTTTTGTTAATTGTTACATAGTTTTCAAGTTTTTTCGTCATAACTTTGTTCAAAATTAACATTGGCTTTTTAATCGCCTTTGACAATGCAAACATATGCATTGGCAATTTAGTGTTGATTGCATGTTCTGATTTGTAATCAGTAACTTTTTCAACTTCATGGACATAAACTCCATTTGGTATTGTTACTTCGTTAATTTTCCCATACACTGCACTAAGAATAGTGTTAGTATTCTTGTCAGCAGTAATGGTTATATTTTGTCTTTTTTGGTAAAACTTCGCAGGGATGATATATACTCCTGTGATTATGTCAGTGCCAGCATCTTTAGTTTTTTTCTCTCTCTTGTCTCTTTCAATTTTAGTTTTTTCAACAGTAGAATACCTAACAATTTCAAAACCAAGTTTGATAAGATATTTCAACGCTTGATAGAAACTATCAATTTTTTGCTGGCTGTCTTTTTCAAGTTTAATTTTTGTGAGCATCATAAAATGCCCATTATGTTCATTGAGAAGAGTGAGTGTTCTCTCAGCAGACCTTCTGCTTTCATCAAGCCAATAAATTTTCCTGCTTGCATACTTGTTGTCAAGTGTGTAAGTAGTTTTCGCTTCTGCTTGAGTAAGTTTTTTCTGTGCAATTTTTTCAATAATAACCCCTCCATCCTTTTTAGGAATAGAAAGTGTTCCAAGAAATTTTGAACCGTCTTTATAATCATGGATGTACTCATCAGCACCGTGGTTCATCAAATCCACTTTAGGATTATTATGGTTAATCATTAAGAAAATGTTCGCATCAATAGATGCATTTCCACCCATTCTTGTATCCCAAATGATTGAATTTGCTTTAATACAGTAATCAAGATAATCACCCGAATGCAGTCTGTCAACAAATTGTTTGTTAAATAGTGCAACAGTATCATTGAAACTTTTATGTAAAGTTTTTGATGTTGTTTCATCAAAGTATAATGTCTCTCTGTTAGCTGATACAGACACATCACTTTTCTTGTAAACAAAGGTGATTGTTGAGCCAGTGAGAGTTTTTGAATGACTTATACCGATTTTAGATACATCTACTTTGTATGGAATTTCATCTACAAGCGCAAGTACTTCACCGTAAAGATGAACGGCTTCACCTGTAAGAACTTTTGTATCAGAATTCCCGTATTCTTTTGAGAATATAATATCTTCATATTTAAAGTGATTGAAATTTATCAATATTGGACGCGGTGTCCAGAATTGCGTAAAATACACAACCTTTCTTTCAAAGTTGTAAATATCGTCGTAGTTCTTAATTGGAATTTGAATTTCAGTTCCGTTTGGCTCTTTTGTTTTTTCTTCTTTGGTAAGTTTAATACTCCCATTGTCACTGTCAAGGGCACAGAGATATGTATATCTATTGCCATTAACATTTGTAATTACATTAAATTCATCAGTGTAAGCAAACGGAGTTTTCGCACCAAGACCAAAACCACCTGTAAGATGTGTACTTGTTCTTTTGGTTGAAGAAGCAAAATTACAAAACACATTTTCCATCCTATCGGCAGAAATCCCTGGGCCTTCATCTTTAAAAATTATATAAGTAATGCCATTGATAATCTGCATAGAAATTTCAATTGGTTTCGTATTCCCAACTTCTCTATTTGCATCTCTAGAATTTGAAGCAACTTCTCTACAAATACTTCCAATAGGGTCGCTATATAGTTTGCTTCTTAGTATTTTTAAAATACTACCAACATCTTCTTGTTTTATGCCAAACTGAAATTCCTTCATATTTCAATTGTACCATAAAAAAATAAATTAAACAAGTAATTTTTTAAAAAACAAGCATATTTTACAATTATTCATATAAGTTAAGTATATGAATGACAATACAAGAATAACATTTTTAGCAGATGTGGAACTATGGAAAAAATTTAAAGGTTTTGCAATTTTAGACGGAACAACTCCATCAGAATTGTTTAGAGAATACATGGAAAATTTTATTAATAAAAGAGAAGTAAAATATGTGGAAAGTAAGAAAAACAACTGAACAATTCATTACGGAAGCAAATTTGGTTCATAGTTATAAATATGATTATGAATTAGTTGATTATAAATCAAACAAAATTAAAGTTGCAGTTATTTGTAAAACACATGGAAAATTTTCCGTATCACCGGACAATCATTTGTCAAAAAAATCAGGTTGCCCTAAATGCTATCACGACAGTAAGAAATTAAATTTAATAAATTTTATTGAAAAAGCAAAAAATATTCATGGGAATAAGTATGATTATAGTTTAGTAGATTTGAATTTAACAAAAAATAAAATAATTATCATATGTAATATTCATGGAAAGTTTTTACAAACGCCAAATTCACATTTATCAAATCACGGATGCCCAAAATGTTACGGCCTTTACAAAAATAATGACGATATAATAAAATTATTTAAAAGAACTCATGGCGATAAGTATGATTATTCTATGATTGATTATATTAATAGTTCAACAAAGGTAATAATTGTCTGCAAAAAACATGGTGAATTTAAACAATCAATACATCATCATATTGATGGAGTTGGATGCCCAAATTGCAATTTATCTAAAGGTGAAGAGAAGATTAGATTATTTTTAAAACAAAACAATATTAAGTTTGAACAACAAAAAAATTTTAAAAAATTAGGTAAATATGAATTTGATTTTTATTTACCTGAACAAAATATACTAATTGAATATGACGGTAAACAACATTTTGAACCAGTAAAGATATTTGGCGGTAAGGACGAATTTATAAAAACAATATATAGAGATAATGTTAAAGACAAATTTGCAGAAGAAAATGATATTAAATTAATTAGGATACCATATATTAAATTTAACTCAATAAATGAAATCCTAATTAATGTTATTAATTCTCCTGCATCATTTTCATCATAGTGATGAAAAGTTTTGCTATATTATAAGCGTCATCACTTGCTCTATGCTGTTTTCCTTCAAATTTAAGCCCGAAACTTTCAAGCATAAATTCAAGGCTTTTATCGCTGTTAAAATCTTTTCTTACAACTTTATAAAGACTTGAAACATTTACTATATCACTTCCAAATGGATTTAATTCTTTAAATAGAGATGTCTCATTTTCGTCATCAACAACGAGAAGTCTATTTTTACTACCATATTTTTCTTTTATTCTTTCACAAGCAGTTTCAAGTGAAACACCTTGTTTCAAAAGTTTTGCAGTAGTCCAACCTGTGAGATGAGAAACAAAAGGATTAACCTCCATCCCTTCTGGAAGAAGAACTGGTATGCTCACTTTTTTGACAATAGTTAAGCTATCAAGATCAACCATAGCAAGGCCGATCTCTATTATGTCTTTTGTGGTTTCTGGATTGTTAAATTCCAAATCCAATACATTTGCTATTTTATTTCTCATTTATTTTTTCTTTTTAGTTCATTAGAGTTTGTCACTTCATATTCGATTTCTATAACTTTTACTTTTAAATCTTTAGCCTCAACTCTAATTGGGTCATAGCCCTTTATTTTAAGTTCAGCAATTTTATTTTTTTTGTCCTTTACAAAAGTATCTAAATTACAAGCTGCGTTATGGACGTTAGAATAAGAATTGTATGATTGCGTATAACTATCAAAACAATCAATTGTGCAATTGAGATAAATATCGTGACGCCCAGTAAAGTAAAAATCTACATTCCTATATTCTATACCAACAAAATAGCGAGTATTTAATTGTTTATTCATAATCTAATTTTAGCATGTGTTTAAGCTAAAATCAAGCAAATAATAGTCTATATTTATCGTAAAACCATGTACAATTATGAACAAACCACTGATTAAGCAATACCTTTCTATTGTTGATGATTAGATGATATTCAAATCTTTTGTCTATCAATTCCATAAGTTCTTCTTGAGTAGTTGGTATTTTTTTAAGCAATTTAGTTTCTAATTCTTCACCATGAATGAAGAATTTTTCTCCACGTTCTGGTGAAACTATTGCTGGACCATCTTCTCTGTGTTTACGCCCATTTTCATCAGTCCATCTCTCTTCCAACATAACATTTCTTCTACGAATTAAACTTGACGGCCCGCTATCATTTTTTCTATATTGCTTACCATCTATGTAATAGATTTCTTTAATTGCATTTTGCAATAAAAATCCTATAAATGCTGGACCATATTCTCTATGCAGTTCTTTATCTTTGTAATATTCAATCTTATTGATGTTTTTGGTTTCTTCATCAATATAACTGAATTTCAAAAATTTCTTGCCTCTTATTTGAGAATTAAGCCGTTTCAGAAAAAATGGGTATTCATCATGTTTGACACGAATGCTCAAATATTTTTTTTCTTCTTCTATTGCACGTTTCTTATACTGTGATTTTGATATATAATCCTCCATAATCAGATTATAATCTGACACTACCAATAAATCAAGTTTATTTCTCATACTTCTAATAAATCTAAATACCTTTCTAGAGTTTCTTTATTATTATCAAATCCAATCCTATTAAACATAATTTGTTTAATAGTTTCGTTTTTCTCTTGTTTAATTTTTTCTTTTGTTATTTGTTCCGGATATTCAACAATCCAAGAAGGGACAATAATTCCATGAATTGAGTATAATTTGTATCCGTCAGCAAATGAAATTGCTGGTTTCGTGTTATGATGTAATTTGCCATCTTTATCTAAATTTAATTCAATTGGTCTTTCACTGCAAAAAACAATATTTTCAAAAGGAAACCACCAATAACATTCTTTTGATTGTTCTATCCATAAACTTAATAATTCTTTATCCTTATCGTTATAAGGCACTCCTATTTTATTACAAAAATCATAAAATACATCCCAATAACACCATTGAGAACCGCCAAAATAATTTTCAAACTTTATGTCCTCAAGATTGTTCTCAAGATTGTTCCTAAGATTGTTCGCAAGATTGTTCGCAAGATTGTTCCTAAGATTGTCCTCAAGATTGTTCCTAAGATTGTTCCTAAGATTGTCCTCAAGATTGTTCCTAAGATTGTCCTCAAGATTGTTCCTAAGATTGTTCCTAAGATTGTCCTCAAGATTGTTCGCAAGATTGTCCTCAAGATTGTTCCTAAGATTGTTCCTAAGATTGTTCCTAAGATTGTCCTCAAGATTGTCCTCAAGATTGTTCCAAAGATTGTTCCAAAGATTGCTCCCAAGATTGTCCCTAAGATTGTTCCCAAGATTGCTCTTAAATAAATGAATAACTAACATACATTGCAAAGGAGAGTCGCAAAACCAAAACATTGGTTCTTCATTTCCATTTGCTTTATATAAATTTGTAATTGATTTGGCAACAGCAGATTTGTTCAGCCGTTCAGTTGAACGGCCAATATCAAGCCATTTATTAATGGTATTTTGTAAATCTAATTTCTGTTCTTTCGTTAGGTTTGAAATCATATTTCATATTTTAATATATTTCTTAAATTAAATCAAGTAATTTTTTTATTTCTCAGTTGACATAGTAAAAGTAAAATCGTATAATAATCCAATGGCTAAAACAGTAACACCGGCAGAGATTGTCGAAGAAACAGTAACAAAACCAGTAGTTGGTTCTGCTAATATTGAAATGAGTGAGAATGGCAACAAAATTATGAAAATGACGCATGTTGCACTTCTCAAAGAAGTTGCTATGAAGAAAGAAAATATTTATAGACAACTTGGAATGATTGAAGAAGCGAAGCACGCTTTGTTGAAAGACATTGATGTTGCAGAAAAAAACAGAATGGAACTAGCTACTGAAATCCAAAAAGAGTATGACTTACCAGAGGGAAAACTCTGGCAACTCCGACCAGACACTCGTGAGATTTTAGTATCTAACGAACAATAAAGTTGATAATTTAACTCGCTGGAATTCCAGCGAGTTTTTCTTTTATACATTTTTCTTTATTAGTCCTCCATTCATTTTCCCACACAACAATATATTTATACCCATTTTCTTCAAAAAGCAATTTTACATTGTCATCATATTCCCAAATTTCTTTAGCAGTCTTTGATTTTATTTTATGAAAATAATTTGGGCTATCATAATTTTTAACATTTGGGTTACAATGCCAATAATCTCCGTGAAAATTAATAGCAAATTTACCATCAATGATAATGTCAGCCTCTCTTTTTAGAAGCCTTACATTTTCATTAATAATAGATTTTGAGAAAATTCTTTTAATTTCATCCTTAAATTCAATTTCAATTTTTGACGTTCCACCCAATGAACATTTAGGGCATCTTCTTTTACTATCTTTAAATTTATTGAATTTCATTTTAAACCTACACCCTTTAGGACACACTAAACTCATTTTGGTAATATTATTTTTGTATTCACTGTCTAATAAGACATATCCTTCTTTTTCTATAAATAATTTTACTTCTTCATAGTTAAGTCTTTTAGTTCCACCACATTTGGGGCATCTTATTCCTTTTTTAAAATGATTGAATTCAGTTTCATAGATATGCCCTTCTGGACATTCAAATTTCATTTTAGAGTGAGTATTAATGTACTCATTGCTTAATAATTTATATCCAGCATTTTCAACAATAGACTTAGCAAATTCTAATGTAAATTTTTTTGTGCTTTTACCAGTAGGATTACTCATTCTCTTCCTCTGTGTATTTTTTCATAAGTTCTCCTAAAATAGAAGAAGCACTCCTGTCATTTTTTTCGCAGGCTTCTTTAAATCGTTCCCAAATTTCTTTTTTTACCATTATGCTTGCTCTAATTTTATTTTCATTCATATACATATCTTATACATAATTCCTATATATATCAAATAACAAATAATTTTTTATCATTTGACATAAAAAACGAATAATGTTATTGTTTAATCACAAGAGAAATTCTTGTGTCAAATGAGTAAAAATATAAATTTCTATTTTGACGCCTCCTCAAATTGTGGAAATAGAAAAATAACAAACTAAACTTCAACCGATGTTGAAAAACATCGGTTTTTTTGTAAGTTAATGATATGGGAATGGAAGACTGGATAATAGCATTAAAAAATCATGCAGAAAAACAAAGAAGCATCATATCGTCACAGGCAAACATTTATTTCACAAAAGAAATAACAGACACTATGAATAACATGGTTGCTGGAGAAAATTATAAATTCATTCTTATTAAGAACACACTAATCCCTGATGACGTTGACAAGGCGTTAAACTCTGAGTTTGGAACGCCAACTGGAAAAGGACAGAGTACTACAACCGACATCCCAAGTGAAAAGATAAGAAAATCATTGGTAACTCTAAATAGTAATATGTCATTTAAAAAGTCTTTTGATCTATATTTAGACTTGGATAGGCCATCTAAAATAGTTAAGATTACAATTAGAAGTAAAATTTAGGTCTAAAAATAACCAATGTAAAACCTGTTATTTGTAAGTTAATGGTGGATGATTACAGAAGAATTACGAGACTATAACGGAGAAGCCAGTTACCCACAATTTTATCTATACATATCTGCTGTTGGCGCATGGTTGAACACATTTCGTGTCCCAAGAAAGCACGATAGTATGCCTGTAATCTACTCAACTCCACAAAGACCTTATTTTCTAAATCAACTTGCAAAGTATGGGTTTGATACATCAAATGGACAAATTCCAACCCCGATTTGGTCTTATAGAATTTCTGGATATGAAAGAAGAAAGGATAGAGAAATTCCAAGAGTTGTTAAGTATTTTAATAAAGAAACGAACAAATTTTATCCTGACTTAATTCCTTTTAATATAACTTGGACTATATCCCTTTGGACAAGAAAAGAAGCGGATACTATGGATATTATGTATCAATTTCAAACTGCATTTGAACAGGGTATGAAATGGATCATTTTTACTGATGAGGAATTTCCTAAAAGAACACAAACAACAGTTTTCTTTTTAGACAGTATAGCGGACAGCACAAATCCTGAACCTGGTGAAAAAGGTGATATGGAATATAAAACTGATATAACACTAAAGTCAGAATGCTATCTCCCTAGAACTGGTTTTGACGGTTCGTTTGTTAAAAAGATTTATATTGATCTTGGAACTAGCGAAGATACAGATAATTGTACTATTGAATACATAAGTGGGAGCGGTGAAGTTTATGTAAGTGGAGTTCCACAATTAGGAGTTAAGAAAATAAATACTGGTGAATTGTGTGGGATTATATCTCCTAACTTAATAGCGTTCTCAGGAACTGTTAATGTTGGAGAACCTGACGAGCAATTAGTAGTGGAGCATTACACATGGTAATAGACAAAATAATAGAAACTCTTTTGCAGAGAGATAAATATAAACATGATCCGATTGCGGTTCCGTCACAATATGCTCAAAACAAACAACATATTCATGTTCTGACAAATAAGAAAAATGAAAAGAAATACATAGAGAAGGGATACAAGCCAAATTTTGACCATAAGATTATGACATCAATGATGGCGGCTTATGAATTTGTTGGTTATTATGTTGCTAATAATATATTGAAAGATTACAAACTTGAAGGTTTTTCAATACCAAAAGTAAAAGGTTTGACTGTAAACGCAGGTAATTTAAAACTGATAGTTGATAAAGCTCCTGGTAAATCTGTTGCTCAACATCTTGTAAAAGGTAAAAATTGGGAAGATAGAGAGGAAAGGCATATGGTTGCAGTTGAAAGATATAATGCAGTTGGACTTCCGTTGTTTGATTTACTTGGTCACATAGATACTCACGAAGGTAATACCGTTGTTTCTAAATCTGGCAAAATCAATTTTATTGATTTTGAGGGTGCGTTTGGAAGTAGTCATAATATAGATGAAACAATTATTACAATGATGGCAAGATCGTATCACTCAGAATATGCTAAAAAATTAGACAAAATATTAATATCAAAATTTTTCAAAAATCTTTTCAAATTAAAACATATAAGTGATGACGTTGTATTTATGTATGTCCAAGAAGCAATAGATGAAATAGATAAATCATTAGTACACGAAAATTTCAATAGACAAAACTTAAAAATGAAATTAGAAAATATTTTCTTAAAAGGCAATGAAAGATCAATAATTCACGAAAACATATTGCACATAAAGGAAATGGTTAAGATAGCCGAACAAGCGATTAAGGATAATAATATTAATCTGGAGGAGGCTATGAAATTTCCATCAGACAAATATACGACTTCAAGACTTGGTGAAGTAAAAAGAGGCTATCAACCAGTAAATTCTGAAACAATTAGAAAAGTCTACAACAAGAAAAACAAAAAAATGTATGTTAGAAAAGCATACTCAGACTCTTTCTTTGATGAAAGCGTAGCGGCTGTTTTTGAATATGCCGCTTACAGAGCAATCAAAGAAGTAAATAGAGAAACTACTTTATCAATGAGGATACCAAGATTTTTCGCTTTAAATTTAAATGATAAAACCTCTCGCTTTGAGTTACTTACATCTGTTGACTTTGCCAATGCAAGACCTTTAGTAAATTTAAAAACGAAATTAAAAAAATTAAACGATTTTCTTGATAATCAGTTAATACCAGTCACTCCGATTCTTTTACTTCTTGGGCATTTTGATGTTCATGGTGGCAATATAGTTATGAGTAAGACTGGCTACTACATGATAGATTTTGAAAGAGCGTTTACAAATACTGTTAAAAAACAAGATAATGTTAGAGAAGATAGTTTCAAATATATGCAAAGAACCTTTCTTGAACCATTACATAAATCAATTGTAAATTTCTACAACAAAGATTACAAAACACATTTCAAAAGAGATATCATAATAAAATTTGTTAAGAGTGTTAATTCATTAGATATAAACCACACAGCAATTCAAATTTATTCGTCAATTGAAAAAACTGAGAGATACGCTACGACATTAATAAACAAAGCAGAAATTTCTGAAAATAAAAAGGCTTCTTTAAAGAAAAAACTATCTGACGAAATGGCACAAGTAAAAAATTCCATCAACGATAATTACAAATATTTAGAAAATTATGTTCAAACGATTAAACTCATGCCAAATTTTAAACGCATATTGGAAGAAAATAATAAGGTAAAAGAACAATATGAAAAGATTATCAGGACAAGAACTGGAGAAACACCTAAAACACATTAATTCTGTCGCTTTTACAGACGTAGTAAAAGAAGTTTTTAAAAAGATCATTGAAGGTAAAGAAGAAGAAATTACCTACACTGAAGTACAATTTGTTCTAAGTAAATTAAAAGAATAACAAAGTTAATGATATGCTGGATAAAATACAAATACTAATTAAAATCATTGTTGGAATGTTCTCAAGAGATGAGACACCATTAAGTACTGCTTCAAAAACGGCTTCTGCTTCAATCCCAGAAACGCAATCAAATGTAACACAATTAAATAGTGTAGTTACCATTGATGATGTTAATAAAGCAGAACTTGCAACTCCACCAAAACCAAGATTTGTTTTGCCAGCAGAAGGTAGAGTTACATCTGGATTTGGTATGAGAGCCATTCCTGGTGTTCTTGGTGGTAAACTACATTTTCACAATGGCATTGATTTCACATGCTGGCAAAAATTTGGTGTCCCTATTAAGTGTCCAGAAGATGGAACAGTTATAATGAATAAAAAAGACCCAACGTATCCAGAAGGTGTTACGTTTGTGGCTATTAAAGGAAAATACAGTGGAGGATATCATTATCTTCTCCACATGGGAAGCAAAGACAATAAAGTATCTCCATTGGTTGTTGTTGGACAACAAGTGAAAGCAGGAGATGTTTTAGGTTATTCTAATTCAACTGGTCCAACAACAGGTCCACATTCTCATTGGAGTTATTATACTCCTAAATGGGTTTGTGTGGATGTTGTCAGATGTTGGATGAAAAGATTTGCGCCTGAATTACTGTCGCAAATTTCATACTATGTTGATAAAGGGGAGAAAGAACCAGGAAATAAAACTGGCAACTGTTGCGGCGAATGGGGTAATTAATGGCTGATATAACAACTCCTGAAAGTGCTAACGTAAACAATAATCTTCCTGCTGGTTTAACACCTGAAGGTGCATATGTAAAATTTAAATATGATGGAGAATTTACTGCTTTAAAATCAGCTACTGCGTCAACAGAAACTCCAGCAAATGGGCTAAATTGGTTTTTGCCAACAACTAGTGGGAAAAGAATAGAAATAAAAAGACATTTGTATGAGAGTAATCTTGTGTATTTAAGAGATACACCTGAAAAACCATCATATGAAAACATTGATAAGGTAAGCGCACAAATAACAGAAGGAACTGTGACTGATGCTTTTAGTTCAACAGAAAAAATGGCGAGTTCAATTCCACTGGTTACTGTAGTAAAATGTGCTCCTAACCAATTAATATATAATTTTAACGAACCTTATAAGTTAAGTGCCCACGTAGTCCCTGGATGTTTATTTAAAACTCTGGATAATAGAAAAACCACTACTTCACAAATAATAGCTTTTGAAGGGATAGATACTAAATATACTTATATATTCTATGGTGTTGATTTTTATATTGATGATAAACCGCCAGAAGCAATAAAGGATAGTACAGGAGTTTCTGTAACAAATTCAAATACAGTTTGGCAACCGAAAGAAAATTTAGTCATTTCTAAATTTGATACATTAATTAGTTCTTCAAATAAATACATAAAAGACACAACAACATTAAAAGTTGGAACAGTCATACTTAAAGTAGTTAAAGATTTTTTTGGTGTCGTTGTCTTCACTGACAGATTTGAAGCAATAGATCCATTATTAATAACATCTACAATAGGTAAAGAAATACAAATTCAAGAGGCGGGTAGTACAAATAATACTGGTGTTACTGCTGGGCCAACTGCCATTGGTAGTGGAACTGGTCGTTGTGACTGTGCCTACCCACCAGTAATAAGAAAAACGATGCCAAAGCTAATAGTAAATTACACTAAACCAAACGCTAGATACATTCCTCTTTCAAACATATCGGCTATTAGAGCGGCTTTGCAAGAAGTGAAGGAAAATCCAAATGTTATTGAAGGAATTATAAGAAAAGCAACGTCAATAAAAAAAGAGTTTGAAAAATTTGATTTAGTATATAATGCTTTTTGTTGTGTTGGTAAATTTTCAATAGAAACTAATGGTGTAACTGAAGCGTCAAGTCAAATAGACGCCAGTTATAAAAATATGGAAGACAGTTCTGTAAAATACTCTATTAATTTTGAGGAAAATGATTTGTCGGTTACAGCAGGTGCACCTTCTATGAAGAAACCTCCATATACAAAAGAAGATGTTAATGAAGGTGACACATCAATGAATGCGCTGGTTAATAAATTCGCTGCTTCTATAGCACATAAACAAGCAGAGTTTCAAAATACATACGGAAAAGCAGGTGGTCGTAATGGTGTTATTTATGCGACAATTCCTGTAATGCCTGATTACTATAATGGAGAAGGGCAACGTGATCCAACTGTTGTTTATTTTTGGAGCGGTGGTAGCGCAGCATATAAAACACTTGTTCAGAGCTGTTTCCCACCAGGGCAAGGTAGCAGTTCTTCTGGTTCAAGTAGCTCATTTTAAAAACAAAATTATGATTAAATTGTATATTTTTTAAAGATAAGAGTAATGGCTCTTACAAAAAAATATACGATTAGTCAGGGATGTAAAATTCTTACATTTAGTAAAATTACACTTCCAGTAATAAATGTTGTTGATAGAACAGTTGCTCCATCTATTGATCCAAACGGTGTGGATAAAACAAATAGTAAAGATCAGGCGTCGGCACTGCCAACTGGCACGTCGACATCTAAAAAAGAGGGGTAAGAGTAAGTATGCCAGTATTTAAATCAAAAGAAGGGTTTCTTAAGTCGTCTACAGTTCCTTATATTACTCCGTTTGACAACACATATCAAGAGGAAGTGATAGGCACCCCTGCCGGTCAGATAAGTTATGAAAATCCATTTCCTGGAATCGCAGTAGCGGTAACAAGTGCTTTTGGAAAAAGAAAATTACTTGGGGATCAATGGCCAGAAGCATTAAAACAATGTCATTGGCATTTTGCAGTTGACATAGGTGGCACTGGTTTTAATACATTTAAAGCGCCTGAAAAGGGTAGAGCGAGTATGGTTCTTAATCAGACAATTCCTGATGGATGTTGGGGTGCCCCATTGGGAGACGATCATGCTACTCCAATAGTAAAATTGGAGGCGGTGTCTGGTAATACGCATTATTTCGTTCATTGCGATGGAAGTATTGTAGGTTCTGGTAAAGATGTTGAGGCTGGTCAAAATTGGTGTAAGGGCGCTCCTTGGTATGGTGGACCTCACGTTCATTGGGTGTTTACAAAAAAAGGAAGTAATACTCCACTTGATGTATTTAAATATTTTATAGATGACCCTCAAGTAAAATCAACAAGCCCAGCTATGAAAGCATTAGCTGATGTATTACGCCCATCTTATCAACAAGCGGTAGCGGCATTAAACTGCCCACAGGTATAATATTATGAATGAAGAATTTAAAATAATAGTAGACAATATAAGAAGAGGAAATGAGAAATCTCACTTCTATCATAATGACAAGAAGTACAAAGATAAATATGATCTAATGGTAAAAAAATATTTTGTATTGGATACATTTGGAAATCCATTGAATGAAGTCATTAATGCTTTATATCCTTATTCAAAAGGGGGTTTCGGAGTATATGATGATGATCCAAATATTCAAAAATTTTCAAAGGTTATGCAATTGGCTTCTAAAAACGAATCTACTAACAACACCACAACAAAGAATTAATCATTTTTATCTATTGAATCTGCCGCTCTTAATAATGCTCTCTTTTCTCTAATGAGTTTTAATTTGTCTTCTGGATCGTCCAGATTGATCTGCTTTTCACCAGACCCTGAAATGCGTAGTAAAATATCACCTTTATATTTAGCAACTTGAAGTTTTGCTATTACATCCATTACCTTCGGAATTTTGTCACTGCTATTGACCAGTTCCTTATAAGCCATAGTCATTTGCGAAATAGCGTTGTTTAGTTGTTCTTCTATAGCTCCGTCTTCTGTGTTCATTTCATCAAGCTCTGTCTTAGCCTTAATATCTTCGTAATTCTTTTTCGCTATCTCATATAATTCAACACCTCTTCTTCTATCATCGTTCATCGTTTCTTCTAATTTGATTAGAATGTTAAAGATAGTATGAATTTCATCTATTGTTTTTTGATCTATTTCTGGTTGTTTGGCCATATGTACTTATCTTTGGAACAAACGAAAAAACATTCCCAATATTAACAAACATGAGAATGCAGTTTTAACATCTAAGTTAGTCGCTTCTGCTACCAGTCCAGAAAGGATAAACAATGAAACAACTAAAAATAAATCAATGCCGATACTCTTTACGATATCGGCCATTGTTTCTTTTAATACAGTTAGTTTAAGCTGTCTGTACATTCTCATTTAACCATCTTTTGAAATTTACTTTTGGTAAAGCGCCAACAATTTTGTCAATTAATTTTCCATCTTTATATAGATGAATTGCAGGGATAGATGTAATACCGTATTTATTAGATAGTTCCATATTTTCATCTACGTCTACTTTAAAAAATTTTACGTTATTAATTTCTGTTGATAGTTCCTCAATTACAGGAGCAACCATTCTACAAGGACCACACCAACTTGCCCAATAATCAACTACACTATACCCATCTTTAATATCATTGTCAAAATTATTTTGATTTGTTTCTTTTACCATTCCTTCTGTTTCTCCTATTTAAAAAGTAGTTTATATTTTTTGTAAACCCCCTTGTCTTTCTTAACAACATACTCATTAAAAAAATAGAAGCCTTTGCCTTTATCATTACTAACAAGTGTAGGGCTATTTATATGTCCTATTTTTTCTTCCTCTGTTAATTTATCGTAAATAACATACTCCATATTAGTATTTGATGGTAATCCATTAGTCAATTGAAACCACGCACCATTAAATCTAACTACCATAAAACTATTAATATAAAATGCGTCTCCATCGTTTACGCCAATACCATTCAAACATTCTTCATCTATGTTCCTGAAGTTAAAGCCAGAAGATATAGCGTCTACATATGCTTTAGTGACGGCTTGTCCTCCAGACACTGGTTGCTGTATGTTACTGATCGTCATAAGGGTGTTTAATTAACTTTAGAAAATGGTCTTTATTTTGCTTGTTTCTTCATCTTTATCTACCCAAACTTCATATAATCCGTCAACACTATCCTTAATTGTTTTGTCGTGAGAGATAACATATACCACATCGTCTCTTGCAATGGTAGATAAAATATCTACAATACTATTGCTTTTTTTGTTATCCAAGCCATCTGTTATCTCATCTACAAAGATAGCTGGGAATTGGCTTTTAGTCATCAGTCTAGCCATTTCAAAGAATGCAAAATTGATGCAATTGTCAATAATTTTCTTCTGCCCTTTAGATAACATCTTGTAACTTCTTTGTCTCTTTTCAAAACGGATACTTTCATCAAGATTGTCACGAAACATCAATTTAACATTTTCGTCAGGGAAGAACTTGTTTATATAAATAGCAATGATCTCATTGAACTTTGTAATGATTTTCTGTATACGGAATTTCTTAATGTTGTTGTCAGCTTTGACATCAAATGCTTTTTTCCAAAAAGTCCAATACTCAAGGTCTTCTTTTAATTTTTGTTCCTTTGTTGTGTATTCAGGAATTTCTTTTTCTATTTGTGCGAGACGCTTCTTTGCATCTTTTACAAAGGTATCGTTGGTTAATTCTTCTAATTCATCTTGCAGTCCCTTGATATTTTTGTTATATCTTTCAGTGTCAAAACGGTCTTCCAGATTTTTAAGCCAAGTCTTATCAAGACCATATCGTGTGTCAACAATATCTAGAGCATTTTTGCCAGCCATATTGTTGAATATTTTGACTAACTTTTCTAATTCGTTTGATACTGTCTTATCTTCTTTCTCTAATTTTTTTGTATTGTCTTCAATCTTCTTTAAAAGAAAATTTTCTTTCTCTAAATTCTTTCTCAATTCAATAAGTTTATCACCAAGAGTTTTAGAAAGTTTTTTGTATTTGTCGCCACTTAATTCAGAGTCACAAACATTACATCTTGAAGTAACTTTCAAACGCTTACTATCATACATAATAGTACTTTCTTCTTCTACAAATCGTTGAATATTATTTGAAATGTTTGTCATTTCATTTACATGCTCTCCAAGTTTTTCTTCTAATTTTTCTTTTTCTTCTTCTTTTTGAGTGATGAGTTTGTAAGTGGCCAGTATCTTTTCTTTATCCTTCTTGTCAATACTATCCCTTTCTTCTTCTAATTCTTTTATCTCATTTTTAATTTCAGTAATTCTAACCTTTTTATTCTTAAGATAATCGTCAATAGAACTTTGCGTTACTTCCTGTTTAGTTTTTAACTCAATGAGTTTATTAAGATTTGCCGCTATTTGATTGTTAGTATTTTTGATACCTTCAAGTACTTTCTTCTCATAAGCATCAAGGCCGGACAATCCGAAGATTTCTTCAAAAATGTCAATTCTCTTTGCTCTCTGAATGTTCAATATGTTGGAGCTTTCATCATTAGTGATAAGGTTTGATATTATGAACAATTTATCTGTCAAACCTATTATACTTTCAATTTTGTTCTGTGTATCCTTACCTTGATATTCTTTCTTGTCTATATATAATTTCAACTCATCGCCGTATTCATCGTGACTTCTATATCTAACAACCTTGTAAGATACATTCTTTTTTTCAAATGATAATTTAACAAAACAGTTCTTTTCCTCATTTTCGTTAATAAGTTCTTCCATCTTTACTTTCTTGACTGTTCTACCAAATAGACACCATAATATCCCTTCAAAGATCGCTGACTTACCTGATCCAGTCTCTCCTGTAATCAAATACAGACCGTTTTTACTGAAATCAAAACGTAGTTTCTTATATGATATAAAATTCTGTAGTTCTAGATAGTTTAAATTCATAATTCTAAGATCAATTATAGCATGACAAAAAGATAATATCAAATGGAAACAGTGCTTAATTGGATTGTGGAGTTTGTAGGAATAAGTGGGGTATTATAAATGTTATTAGAAGAACTAATGAAGCAGTTAAACGAGAGAGTATCACAAAGTAACCCTCCACAATACAAAATCATAGTGTCATTTAAGGATGCTGACAAGGTGAATGGTAAGTTTTACTGCGTTTATGATCCAGCAGAATACAGCGATCATGCAGACCTTGAGGCATTTGCAAAAAGACAAGGCAAAGTCGGTGGGTTTTGTAGATTTGTAACTATGGGTAAAAGAATAGTTGCTAACTCAAGACAATACGAAGACATTAAAGATGATGTGCTAGCGGACTTTATAACACAAATGCGTGGTAAAAAACCAGCACACCACATCTTTATTCCAATGGTTAGAGGTTAGTCTAACTCAGCAGTTTGATATATTTTCTTAATCTCTTCTGCTTTTGTTGCGACTTGATTAAATAAATACCCCCAAACTTCTTCATATGCTTCATCAATATTAGCATCGTCTTTCAAAGAAAGGGATACTCCTGCATTAATATTGATATTTTCATAAGGTTCTGTTGTAAGTTTCATTGAAACTCCACAGTTAATTGATGTAGGAACACCATTCGTAAATTCAACTTCTGCATTTTTGTATTTTTTGATTAGTTGCTTGTTTGACACTTTTTCTCTCCATTTCTTTTCTATATTTTTTATAATCTTCTGGACGCCAGTTTATAGATTTAAAATCTTCTTCTGTACATGTTGAAAGAAGTTTTCTATCCTCTTCTGAGAGGTTTTTAATTACTGAACCCGGCATATATCTTTCTGGAATTTTATTTCCAGAAGAAGCGTACATGATTCCATTACCATTAGACCAAAGACCAGACCCTTTAAATTGGGCATCGTTGATTAAACGATTTAATAACTCTTTTTTCCTATCGTCCATATATTTATGATAACATAAATACGAACAAATATCAAATCAAGATTTTGTTAATTCGTCTCTATATTTTAAAAGAATTTGGATTTCCTGTTCAGTCTTAATCCTTCTTCTTTCTTTAGCACTTTTGACCAATTCAATTAACCCATTATGGGAAACAGGACGGCTATAGTAATAGCCCTGAACACTATCGCAATTCAATACCTTCAATAGTTCAAGTTGATCTTTAGTTTCCACACCTTCCGCTGTACATTCAAGATTAAAGTGATAAGCAAGGGCAAGAATAGCATTTACTATTTTTTTGTCATCCTCGTTGTTCATTAAATCTCTGATAAACGATCTGTCAATTTTCAGTTTATGAACTTTAAATTTTCTCAAATAATTAAGTGAAGAAGCACCAATGCCGAAATCATCAATAGATACTCGGATACCATGTTTTGCCAATTCTTGTATATTATGTGCGGCGTATTCCATATCTTCCATTACAGTTCTTTCTGTAATTTCTATTTCAAGAAAACGTGGGTTAGTATTTGTCTCATTTAATATCGAGAGAACATCCTTCACCATTTCTTTGGAGTGCATATATCTCTGTGAGAAATTAACAGACACCCAAAGTCTGGAGCCTAATTCTGCGTTTATTCTGTTTATACCTAAACAAGCCTGTCTCAACACATACCTATCAACTTCTACTATAAGATTACTTTCTTCACATATTGATATAAATGTTTCTGTATTTATCTCGCCTAAAGCAGTATCCGTCCATCTAACAAGTGCCTCAACACCAACAATTCTTCCTGTCTTAATATTTATTTGAGGTTGATATGCTATACTAAATCCTCTTTGTTGATGATGTAAATCCTTTCTAATATTGTTATCAATTCTCAATTTTTCAACAACTTTTTCATGTACTTCTGGAGTATAGAATTGATAACAGGAGCCGCCTTTATCTTTTGCTAAATACATAGCAAAATCGGCTTGTTTAAGAGCGTCAGTTAAATTTAGCGCATCGGTTGGGTAAATACAAATGCCAACAGAGGACGACACTGCGATAACAGTACCGTTTATTTCAATGTCTACAGATACAGCTTCTATTATTTTCTCTGCAAGTTGCGCGGCACTTTTTGGGTTCGCTACATCTTCTTGTATCATCACAAACTCATCGCCACCCATTCTGTATACTGTATCAGACTTTCTGAGTATTTGCGTAAGTCTATCTGCTGTGATTTTTAAAACCTGATCGCCAACTAAATGACCCATACTATCGTTTATTCTTTTGAAATTGTCAAGATCAAAAAACAATAGAGCAAAATTCGTCTTCTGTCTGTCTGTTTTTATTATTGTTTTTTCAACGTCATTAAAGAATGACAATCTATTTGGCAGTCTTGTTAAACTGTCAAAATGTGCTAAATCAAATAGTCTTTCGTCTTTATACTTGAAAAGACTTAATATTTTTTTTATCATATTTATACTCATTATCTTTTTATTACTCTATTAAAAGGCGATATTTTTCGTATTGTTCTTGCTTGTATATTCTTGCACCTTGAAGAAAATTATAAGTGCCAACCAATAATGCGCTCTCTCCAAGTCTCATAATTTGAATTTTCTCTGGATTTTTTATAAAATACAAGAAATCTTCGTCTTCTATTTCCCATCCTATGAATTCAAATTCTGTTATAGATAGAGCATAATACCTACTGTTTGGAAATTTTTCTACAATAGTAGAATACAACATTAATTAAACCTGAAATCTTGATTAAAATATACTTCAACAATTTGGGAATGATGAGCCTTAAAACATACTTTTTCTTCAACCGTATTAATCATAAAATCACATTTATATGGTAAATTATGCCTGTGTTTAAACTCAAAGTCATGCATCGCCCTCTCTGTAGCGTACATTATACCAATTGGATCATAACGATCAACTCCACTTAAATAATACAAATATAGATCACGGAGTATATTAGCCTGTTTCAGTAGTTCTTCATATGTTACCATTTTTAATTAAACCTAAAATCATTCTGATATTGCTTTCTCATACCAGCAATTCTTTCTTTTATTCTCCTGTACTCTGGTTCAGGAATTCTATTTATGTCAATTATACCTCTTCTGACTTTATCAGTTAATTCTTCTATTGAGAAGAGATTTGGATTTATCATCAATGTTTTGAAATAGATTACACCCATTTTTAACCTTCTATTAAAAGACGATATTTCTCGTATAGTTCTGGATGATATTTCTTTGCCGCACTTTTGAAAGTTACATTTTTGTAAGAGCCACTTGAAGAAGATGACATTATCACAATCTTATTTGGGTTCTCAATATACTCAAGAAAATCAACATCGCTTATATTCCATCTTGAAAACTCAAATATAGTCATTGTTAGTATGTCAGTTTCCTCCAAGTCTTTAGCTACTCCGTTTAACGCAATGCTAATCTCAGTAGTAGCATCCCCAATACTTATCGTGTTTGAGTAAGTGTTTGTCAATATAAGACCACTGCCTACTGTCAAATTACCGCCTACACTAAGATTACGTGCGGCACCTAAATTTTGATTAACGATATATGACATTTATGCCCAATCTTCAAAGTCGTCCTTGAAATTAACAGAACTTGCAGTTGCTTTTGCTTCTCTTTTAGTCTTGCCTTTTTCAATGAGTTTCTTTGCAGTTGTATTCAACTTGTTAATTCTTGTTGGAAGGTTCATTCCAGAGAAAAGGATGTTGACCTTATAGTCTCTTGTGTCTGTGTTGACAACAGACTTCAACATTCTCTTTCCTTTGAATTTTCTTGAGATTAACTCAAATAGTTCGTTGATAGGAACAACGTCATCTGAACCGTGTTTTCTTGGTCTTTCAACTACAACAAGCATACCTTCACAAGAGGCATAATCGTATCCTTTTGCCATAGAAAGATTTGTTTCTTTCATTCCTTCTTTGAAACCTTCTTCAATATCAGCAAGTGAAATTTTGAATGATTTAATATCATTGAAACCAACATCATTACCTGCTCTCATTAGTCTAAATATACGAACGAATTCTCGCTCGTCAAGAGTGTTGAAAGTTTCAATGTCTGTACTTTCTGCTTCTGTAAGATTTAAGAACAGCATGATTTTAGAAATTCTTTCGTTGATTGCTTGCCAGTGATTAACTGTATGTTCTTCTTCTTCAAAAAGAAGTTGATTGTCAACGATAAAGAAAGGAGATACTTTAGTTCCTTTCAATACTTTTACTAAGTTATGAAGCCCATTAATACTATTTGGAATTGTTGGAGAACCTTCTTGATTAAGAGGAAGTGTGTAAATAACACCGAATTTTACTCTCAATTCATCAAGTATTCCACATACTACAGGCGCAAAACCTGTCCCCGTTCCACCACCACCACCGATTGTAACAATAAGAAATCCATCATATCCTTCAACTGTTGCTTCAAGGAAGTCTCTAATAGTGTGTTTATTTTCCTGTGCGAGTGTTTCAGCAAATCCGGGTGATCTGCCAGTTCCAGAACCATCTATACAGAGTTTAATCTGTTCATCTTTGTTGCGTTTATTTCCTTTTGAGAAATAATCACCTTCTAATAAATCCATTTCATCTTTATGAGTGTTAAGATAATACATTTTTTCAGCGAAACTTTCAAAAGCCCTGCCTACTCCTGCCCCACCTTTACCAATACAAATTAATCTTAAACGCATACATTCTCCTTTTTTATTCTAAAGTATATATTACTTTCTGTACAACCTATAATATCACTTATTTGTTTGACAGTCAACCCATCTTTTAGCATTTTATCTAAATCATGTTTTTCCCAATTGTATTTATGAGTAGGATTGTTTTTTTTAATATCTAAGTCTTTTAAACAACTTGATAAGAACTTGCGTCCTTTTTTAAAGTGTTTTTCCATTTCTTGCATACTAACATTTGCATCATTCATTTCAATCAATTCTTTTTTATGTCTTAAAATCCAAATTTTTTTTAATCTTTTAATACTTGTTGGTTTTATGTTTAATTTTTTTTGTCTTTTTACTACAGTGGTATAACATACTCCTAATTTTTTCGCTATAGCAAGAGTTGACATTTCTTTTGATAATGTTTTTAAATCTATATTACTCCAATCAAATTGGACATTTACTTTAGTAGCGTATATTGACGCACATTTTAACGAACAAAAATTGAAATTTATAAATTTATCTCTACCACAAATTGAACAATTATCAATTAACCTTTCGCCATTTTCATCAATTAAAAATTCATTTTTAAATACTTCGTATGCGCTATCAAATTGCTTCATACTTTCAGTGACAGAACGAACCCCGTAATGAATTTCAGCGTGACAATTTGAACAAACTAAAATACACTTTTTCAATTCTTTAACAATCATTTTCCATCTTTTTTGTCCTTGTTTTGTAGATAGAATTACATTTTCACCTATATTAAAATTAAAATCTTTTTCTTTAGGGTTTATATGATGAAAATGAAGTGAACAGTTATGTTTGTTATAACCACAAATTTTACATTTGCCACCCATTGCGGTTACAGCAATATTTTTATACGCTCGTTTTATTTTTCTTTTATAACTTATATAAAGTTCTTTATTCTTATACATACAATTATCTTATAACTAAAAAGAAAAGGAGGGCAATAAAAAGGAAAAAGATTGTAATTTCATTTTCGTTTTTCTCCTAATTAATTGTATTCCTAATGATTAAATATGTCAAGTCTTCTCCATCAACAATTTATATTTTTGAAATAATTCTGGACGGAATTGCTCAAGAAATTCCTCAAGCGTTATATAAGTTTTTACACCGTCATCACCATTGTAAATCATTTGTGAATGTGATTGATAAACTTCCACCATTGCTTTACAAGGATTGAGTAATCCAATAATTTCATCTTCGCTTAAAAAATATGCCTTTTCACTACTTAGAATAATTTTGTGTTCAGGTTTTATTGAAATGTTTATATTATTAAAATTTACTGCCGTTCCAGAGGAGGCAATATAAGGAAATTGAACTGTCCAAGTTGACTGTGGGGTTGACGGCACCGTTATAGTTGTTCCGACAGGATAAAATGTCGTTCCTGTAGTCGTTGTCGTAGTGTACGATCCATTCGTATTGGAGGTATCTGTATACTCACCGCTCAAAAGGTCATTTCCACCTGTCCCAAACAATTCGTTTAATTTTTTCCACATTATATCGTATTGTACGATACATTTCTCTAAATGTCAATTCTCTTCAATTAAAAGTTTGTATTTCTCATATAGTTCTGGACGGAATTTTTCTATGAATTTTGTTAACCTCACAAAATTTCTATGGTAGTTTTCTATCACTTCTACCCAAATTACTTTATCTACTACAGCTATGAACTCTTCTTCTGTAATAAAGAATGCTTCCTTAGAAGAAAAGACCATTTCTATTTCAATATTTTTATTGAATAAATGGCTTGGATAAATTCTCCCATTTTTGTTTGGTAGTGCTGGATTTGGAACTGTAAATTTTGGTATAGGCTGTTGTGGTTGGCCACCAGTTCCATGACGTGGGTTGTATCTTACAATTGTTATTTCATCAGGAATGTTTGGAATTACGCCAAAAAATCCTAATATAACTCTCAAAATGCCTTTTATAAATTCCATTTTATTTATCCATTAATAGTTTGTATTTATGACAGAATTCTTTGTATTCTTTAGTGAAATTCTCTTTGAAGAATTTCTTTGGCTCTAAAAATGAACCAGCAAGAACTGATTTTTTATCCTGACTTATATTCTTAACATTGTCACAGAAATACAATTTAACATTTTCACTCTTGTCAATAAGTATCTCTATCATCTCTTCTTCTATCTCGTTGAATTCATCAAATGTTCCAACCTGTGGGTTGTCCATATCATTATTGTAGTCCATTTTAATAAAGAAAAATTTCTTTGATTGTTTATTCATAGGATCTATTCTTACGGTTATGTGATGCACTTCATTATTATAATCAAATCTCTGCGTAGACTGCATTACAACTTTCACTTTTTACCTTTAACAAACTCCTTCAATTTTTTCTTGTCAAGTTTAGTTTCAACATTTTCAATATAGACATCAATCATGTCTTCTGCGTTAGTCATGCTACTTGCATCAAAGTCACCCATCTTGCTTTCATCTAATTCCATGTCAGTAGTGATTTTTGTCGTTGAAAAATCTACCTGTTGATTTGTCTTTTCTAATTGCATTTTCATTTCAATTAGTTTTGCATTTGTAATCTTCTTAGTGTTCTCTTCGTTCACATTGATCTTGATAAATCCATTTTTGATCTTCTTAATCTTATCCATTTGTGTGATATCAAGTTCGTGAAAGCAAGGTGGAACATAATCGTCGTATACTTTGAATTTATGTTCAAGAGTTTTTAAGTCTAATTCAACAAAGCCATAGACATTCCCTGCATCTCTCTTTCCTTGATGATGAGTAGAACCGATATATGTTATATGCTTATGCTCTCTTCTTCTATGATAATGTCCAACGAATACTTTGTCAAACATTCTTAGATTGTGCGGATTGATTGAAGCAGTCTTCATTTCAAATCCATTATTTACATAGAAACCATTACAATCAAAATGTCCGAACAGAACATTCTTCTTCCCCTTCTTAACAGGAAGACTTTCGCCTGAAATGTGATCGTTACCTGCGTAATTGCAAAATATGAAATTGTTGCCATCTATTTCTTTAACTGTAAATGGATCAGGGACAACTTCAAGGTATTCATCAAATAGATTGATAAGACAATATTCACTGCTTCCTTTATATACTAAATCGTGATTACCAACAACGAATGTAGTTTTGAAATTCTTAAATCTTTCAAATGTTGGTTTTATTTTTGGCAATACATGGGATGAAAGAATTTCTTTTTGATGAAATGTGTCACCCAAGCAAAACAAATATTCAATTCTATTTTTTTCAGCATAATCTATTATGTTATTCAAACATGCTAAAGCAGTATCAACAAATATCTCACTTGAGCCTTTTGTAATATCAATGTGGACATCGGTAAATAGTAAACATTTTGACATTATTTGGCACTCCTATTATAATTGTACTGCCTCATCCTTTCTGCCCTTTTTAATTTTTCTTCTTCTGACATAACCCATTTTTTTCTATTTTTAGTTCCGATTCTGATGTTTTCTAAAGCCTCTCCAGTTCTTTTTTTACCTGTATTTGAAATTCTTATTTTTTCAACAATTTTACTATCTCTTATACTGCCAACTTTTGGTACAAATCTTGTTTTTTTAAATTTGTTAAGTCGTCTTTGCTTCTCTTTATTATCCATTCCATCCCACATTTTTTTAGTCGCTATTGATTTATGAACCTTTTCTTCTTCGGTTGCTTTTCTGCCTTTGACAGCAAGGCCGATTTTCTTTTTAGTGTCTTCATTTAAACTGCCGTTCGCGCCACCTTCTCTAAGATTATACCCATTCTCTATAGTATTGTATTTTTCAATATAATGAATTTCCATATTGTTCAATGCTTCTTGATTTTGTCCATAACAAAATTCAATTACTCCCCATAAAAAATTTTTAACACCATGTTTTTTCATCGCATTGAACAGTTTAACTGATTTCTTCTTTGGTTGCCTATTCAACATTTCAAGATTAAAATGTTCATGTATTCTGTATTCAACTTTTCTAACAGTCTGCCCAATATACATTTTACCATCAATTAGGCATTTGACGCAATATATAGTTCCAAATATTTTACTCATTAATTCTCACTCTTTTATATAAATTGGTTTTAATCTTGGCTCTATTGCTATTGTATCATAATTCCCATCACCAAGCAATCTATATTTGTCGTATAGTTCAGGAAGATACCTTTTAACATAGTGGTGCAGAAAGTAATATTCTCCGCTCGTTTGCCTTCTAACAAATTTATAATCGCCTTGCAATGAACCAATGTATAACTCATCTGTTATCTCTTCTGGTTGTATCTCTGCCTTTAACACATCTCTAATTGTATGTTTTATGTTTTGTGAAGCAATAAATCCATAAAGATGGCTAATATACAAACAATCTTTATCAATATGAAATTTATAATCAAGGCTATGATTGTTAATTTCCATCTTGATTATAAATGCTGAACTATATATTTCATCTGGAGTTACTGTTTTCACTTAAAATTTTCCTTGTCTAATAATTTGTATTTCTCATACATTTCTGGCATATGTAATTTCACATAATGATGCAGAAGATAGTACGTCATCTTGTCTTCTTTAATGATGCCAGAGCTAACAATTTTTGTATCGTCGTTGAAACTACCAATAACCATCTCCTCTGTTATATCCTTTGGTTCAACTCTTAAATCTGTTTTAATCAAATCAAATTCCATAGAAATTGCTTTTCCATTTTCATACATATAATCTATTTCAAGAGTTTTCTTATTAACTGAAACTTGATAATCCCCAAGTTGATAATAATGATACGGTAATATTTGATCTACCACTCCCTTTGGAGCGACAATGTGGTTTACCTGTCCTTTATTTATTTCTTGATAAATTGTAGCGGATATGTTTGTAATTAATTCACTTAAATTCATAGGTCATTATTAGGAACATCTGCGTCTCTAACCTTTTTCGCTTCTTCAACATCTTGTTTAATATTCATTATAGCAGACTTCTTACTATCTGCAATCTGTTTTCTTAAATTAACGCATTGATCGTGTAAATTATGTATTACTGCAACTAACACTTCTGTATCTACTCCCTTTGCTTCAACTTCTTCATTAATCATAACCATCCATTCTATCAAATCAAGAAGGCTTACATAAGGTTCTCCATTCACTACTTGTGCGTCTATTTTTATTTCATTCATGTAATTTTAAAAAACTCCTTAAATTCTTTTTTCTCTCTTTCGTTAAATCTTTCAAACTTCCCATCATTCAAAGACCAAACATATTCCATACGAAAATAGTCTTCGTCATCCATTTTGTTTTTTAAAAGAAAAAAACCACCAACACAACTACCGTATGTTTTATTACCCCTCATATCCTCTAAGATATAATAGTGGTCATCATTGTCACTCATAATACCAATTAGTTTTCTTACTGAAAAACTATCGTCTAATACTAATTCATCACAATGCCTATAGATATTTTGAACAATATCACGATAATTGTCAAGAGATAGATTATGAGCCATTTCAAACTCTTTCCAAAGTGCCTCTTTACCAATCACTTCTCTTCTTTCTATATAGTCCATTAACTTACCCAAATCTTCCACCATTTTCTTTCATAATATTTGCAATCATGATATTGATTTAATTCCTTGTGGTCATAAATACGAAAGTCTTCATAAGGTTCAAAACAATAAGGGTGAAAACATTCTTCTTTTATTTTTACAGAATACACATCATCTAATTTAAAATGTTTACAATTCTCACAATAGACATTATTTTTTTGCATTGAAAAACCCTGGGAATTTCTTTTTCTTTTCTTCAAGAGCCTTTTTCTTTTCTGGAGGTAGTTGGTCTTCTGTTAGAGCCTTAAAATCTTGAGCCATTTTTTTCAAAAGGTCTTCACCAGAAGGTTCTGACGCACCCTTTCTTTCAAGTGCGGCTTGTGCCCTTGCTAACTCCTGTGCTTCCTGTTCTGCTTTATTAACCTGAACAATTGCTGTCACACCGTTTGGTTCCTCTTTCACTTCAAACACGTTAACTTTCTTTGGAGTTGGAAGTCCATTACTTCCAATTGTTTGTGTTGGTGCTTGACCTTGATGAATATACATTTCTGGATTTGTTGCACTAAATGGAACAACTGGAGCGTCGTTATTAGGAACAGCATATTGAAATGGCTGATGATAACTCTGCCCTGATATTGACATAATCTTTTGACAAATATCTACAAAGGCTTGACTATCGCCTTCACCCTTAAATGATAAAAGAGTTTTTTTGTCGCTCTTTCTTACAATTTTGATCTTATCAAAAAATCTTTGAACTTCTTTGATCTCGGATTCTGTATCACTCAATTCCTTTTTTGTAATATGACAAATGTACTCATCGTTTTCTACTGTTAGATTTTCTATTAGTTCTCTTTTCATCTTTTTCTTTTACCTCTTTTTTCTTTACCTCTTTATCCTCAGTCCCGTCTGCTTTAATTAACTTAGTATCAGCAAACTTTTCATCTTCTGGAAATCTCTGATGGTAGTATCTATAATTAGTAATTGGTTCTCCATGAACACTACCATAATATTTTTCAACTACCCATGCATAAGCAATTTGGTCATAATCATAATCAAGAGTTTTGTGTCCATATAAATCAATACATGGCTTAACATATTTTTTAATCTCATCCATCATAAATTTCCAAACTTCTTTTGGTTTTAAATCTTTATAAACGTAATATGGATATTGATCCGTCTCTTCTTGCGTTCTTTCATCGTTAATTATCCCTTTCAATATTCTATTTAAAGATTTTAAATAAGTATTTTCTTTGCCATATGGATGACCATATTTTTCAACTAATCTACATATAAATTCTTTTATTGTTGGGTTTGTAAGTTTATATTCTTCCCACCAATCAAATGGTTCATTACCATTCTTTGCCGATATTTTACCAGACTTCTTAGCCTTTGGAGAGTAATGTTCAACTACCTCTGCATCTTTTAATTCTTTTTTATTAAACCTTAAATCTGGCAGTATTTTAGTTAAATAGCGTTTCTCGTCAGCACTATACTTTATACACTGAAAAACTTTTTCTTTTCCAGTACCACTTGTTTTTACAAGGAGAAACAACTTATCATCAATTCTTAATACATCGCCCTTTTTCATTCTTCCTTCTCTGTTATAATAACATAATATTTGCTTTCTATAATCATTTTAAGATTTTCAATGGCTTGTTTCCATACTTTCTTTGGACTGCTGAAAAATACTTTCTGTGCGAGAATTCCATAAACAGGATGCTCAACATTATGCCCAGCACTTGTCGTATTTTCATACATTCTACATCTGTCAATTTCTTCTTTTAATATTTGTTTAACATCGTATTTCATTTCAAATTCCTATTATACCAGATTTAATTCTTTTGTCAAATTACTTTGAATATACTTTTAGAATGACAAATTCGTCATACATAGTTGAGTATTCGGCTAAAATTGAAATAATCTGTGCTTCTGCCTGCTCAAGATCATCAAAATTATTCCATAATTTTGCAGAAAGAAATTCTTCTGGCATCCCGTTTTTTGCCAGTTTAAATATTTTATAAATTTCTTTCATTACTTAATCACCAATTCCTGTTTCATATTCCAAATCTTCTACAGCCTTCATAAAACTTGGTTCTGTTGACTTTCCTCTTACAGAAGTTCCTCTATAATGCCCACCAATATAAACACCCCCATTATTCCACGATATTTTCAATTCTCCAGCAATGTCCATTGCTTCCATAATTATAGTATCTATTGATACTAAATCACGCCCTTCTCTTTTTAGTTTGTCAACAATTTTTTCTTTCATTTATTGCTCCAAAATGTGATGCGTTATCAATGTATAGGAATTAAACAGTTCTTGGTATTCAAGCCTGAACGCTCCCAATGCCCCTTTCTTTTGTAGTTCATCACTCATCTTGTTTTCCCAAACTTTTACTTTCGCTACATCAACTTGATCCGTCAACGTTAGTTCAAGATATGGTTTTTTATTTTTAGTTTTCTTTACTTTAAAATCAGTAACGATCGCAAGAACATTATCACTCTCGTCTTCTCGTTCAGAGATTGAGCAAGTTTTAATCCCTTGTTTGCTGTACCATTTCTTTGCAAATTTGATAGGGTCTTCAAGTAGATACATTTCAAGATACTTTTGTTCATACTCTAATTTTTCAAACAGAGTACAATCTTCAATGTTGTAGTCTTTTATTTGTTTAAATATGTCTTCAAATTTAATTCTCTTACTTTCTGTTTTGAGTTTTTTCTTTGATTGATAAACTTTAAACAATTCAAATAGTTGAAATAACATTCTTCTATTTGGGTATAATTCATCGAGCGCACCTAACATTATCAGTGGCTCAACTGTTTTGATATTGAAAGAGATATTATCAAGAGCAAGAAAGAAATCAACTATGTTTTCAAATTTACCATTCTTGTTTCTCTCTTCAATGATATTATCAATAATTTTCTTTGACACACCTTTAATCATCTTGAACCCTGGGAGTAATGTGTTTGTTTCTGTGTCAATATCAAATTCATAATTACTTCTGTTAATATCAAATGTCCCAACATTAACGCCTCTCATTTTTGCATCTGTAAAGAATTGAGAAAGCGTTTGTCTATCATCTTCAAAGTCACAAAGAACTTTATAGAAAATCAACGGATACTTTGCTTTGAAATAAGCATCAATATATGCAACAGCACTATAGGAAGTAGCATGACTTTTATTGAAAGAATAACCTTGAGCATCTGCAAGAAATTGAACAAACTTATCAGTTTGTTTATCATCAAAACCTTTCTTCTTTGCACCTTTCCTGAACTTACTCATCATTTGTTGATATTCATAATACTCAATACTGTTCTTATCTGGATTTTTATTTCTCGTCAATTTCTTTAGAATTGCTCTTGCCCTGTCAGCTTCATTAAGTGTAAAACCACCAACAATTTGCATCATTTGCATTGTTTGTTCTTGATAGATTACAAGACCATAAGTAAGTTTTAATGCTTCTTCAAGGTCTGGATGCTCATAAGTAATCATCTCAGGATTTTTCATTCTATGGACAAGATCATCAAACTGATTGATTGCACCTGGCCTGTATAAAGCATTGATGATACATACGTCGTTGAATGATTTTATCTCTGCTTGTTTAAGACAGTTTCTAATACCATCACTACCGAATTGAAACACTCCAATAGTATCATAATTATCAAATACTTTGATTACATCTGGATCATTATAATCACCTTTATAAATGATTTGTTTATATAGTTCGTTGCCATCTATGTTATAGTACTTTTTAAGATTGTCAAACATTTTCATGTTTTTTGATACGTTGATAAGTCCAAGCCAATCAAATTTAAGAAGGCCAAATGCCGATACTTCTTTTGCGTGTCCGCCTTCTTGAAGTCCAAGAAGAATTTCCCCTCTAACCTTTTTTAATGGTGCGAAATCTTTGAAAGGTTCTGCTGACACAGCGATACCTGATGCGTGTTTACCTGTCTTATCAACCTGACCATTGATCTTTAATGCATATTGGAATAGTATTTCTTCACAGGTAAGGTTTCTATGTTCTTTAAGAAGAAACTTAACATACTTTGGTTTTGAGTTTAAGAAATCTTGAGTTTTCTTTGATAAACTCTTTTTCAATTTTTGAAATGATGCAATTTGTGTTTCAAAGTCATTACCTTCACCAACATCACTCCCAAAGTAATCTGATATTTCTTTTACGATGCTCATATCATCTGTTAATGACATAGATCGGCATAACATTCTAATAGTTGATTTCGGGCTATAATAACCTATAGTTTGTATATGCCCAACATTATCTTGCCCATGTTTATCAACAAGATATTTTTCTACTAAATCTTTAGCTTCTGCCGATAAGTCTATGTCACAATCGGGACTATCCCCAAGAGAAAAAATATGAGGAATGTTATTTTTAATCGGGTCAACATCAGTAATACCTAATAAATATGCAAATACAAGACC